GTGGCTACTGATTTCGATTTCCGGAAAAAAGCGGTTAGCACACTCACTAATCAGATTGGCGTTTATATACTTTCCGATCTCGACAATATTCCAATCTATGTCGGCAGATCGACCAATGGCATTAGAGTCCGGGTTCAACGCCACCTGACCTCGGCGCGTTCAGACATCATTGCAAACCGCCAGATCGACGTATGGGAGATCGCCTACGTGTGGTCCTATCCGGTCACTAATCGATCTGAAATGGAGTTGCTGGAGGCGACTCTTTTCCATCAATTCAATGGGAATTCAAAGCTCATGAATGGAACAATTCCTCCTGAACCGTCGCCTGAAATTGCCATTCCCGCGAGGACGCAGATCGTGCAGGTGATGAGTGATGAAGATATAGTGGATCGAAAGGATCCGGCGCAGCGACTGCCTCGACAAGCGAGCCATTATGCTCAGATCGTAGGACACTTTTTGGCCGTCAAAAATTCTCCTCAGATTGCGCGGGCCATGCATGCTCATTTTGAACGGTTAGCCCGTTATCATGAAATGATGCTCGATCTGGAATCAGACGAGGATTAGTTATGACGACCTTGACCACGCGCAGCGACATCATGCGCGCGGTCAAGAGCCGTGACACAAAACCAGAAATGACTGTACGCCGGATGGTCTACGCGATGGGCTATCGCTACCGACTGCATCGAAAAGACCTTCCCGGGAAACCCGATTTGGTCTTTCCATCCCGCAAAAAAATTATCTTCGTGCATGGCTGCTTCTGGCATGGCCATGCCTGCCCGCGAGGCGCGCGGACGCCAAAGACAAACCGGGATTACTGGGAGGGCAAAATTAACCGCAATCGAGAACGAGATGCGCAATCCGGAAAAACTCTAATGAAAGAAGGATGGAACGTTCTGATCATTTGGGAGTGCAAATTGAAAGACCAGGGTTTGTTGGAAGATATATTGCGGAAATTTCTCGACTGAGAAAAAACATGAGCCAACACAAAACCCGTACCCGTTTACATGCAATTGCCCCGGCATGATCTGACGTCACTCCCTTGGTTCAATTGAACCAGGGAGAACTGCATAACAACCAGCTAAGTCATTGAAAAGAATGGTGCCCAGGGGCTGCCTGCAATTTTTCTTTATTATCAACAACTTATCGGAATGTGGGACAGTTATTTCTCTCATACTTTATTAGGTTTTTCCGGATCAGTGTCCCACTTTTTTTGGCCGGGACCGCGCCAACAAGATCAATCTGACGGCCACCAGGCGGGCAAGGTGATCGGCGTGGTGCATGTTCCGCCGTAATCGGTGAACTGGTCCTGTGGCGGCGCAGGCGACCCGTCGTAGGCATTGCTCAAATTGTTGCTGAACGCCTGGCTGCGCGGAATTCCGATCAGGCAGTTATTGACGGAGTGTTCGCGGCTGCGCTCGATCCAGCCTTCGGGCAGCCACGCCGGGACCGGTTTGGCGCGGGATGATCCCGGCTGCTCCGCCTCGCTGGGTATTGTGCTCATGTTCAGGATTGCCCGCAGGCCGCTGGTCTGCATGCCGTCGAAGGCTACGAATTCAAACCGGTTATGCGACCAGAATCCGCTGAACGGGTGCAGTGCCACGTTTTCACCGCCGGTGCCACCCGCCGCGATTTCCTGCCAGTAATTCGGTGGAAATTGCGCATCGATGCCGTATTCGACCGGCATGTCACAGCCGGAAATGGCTTTCCGAATATTGCGCACCGCGCCATACGCGCCGCCGAAATTGCCCCCGTGCAGATAGGTTTTCAGCACCTTGTTGCGGGCGAAAATCACTTTCGAGCACGCCGCGAAATCGACCGGGTTGCTGCCCAGGTACCGGCCGCCATTCTCGCCGCCCTTTGACGGCCATTCGGTTTTGCGATCAAGCCCGCCATCGAGCCGTGCGTTGGAAAATTCGCCATCCGTGACGATGCAGGTCTGTGCCTCGCATTTCAGGACATGGCGCGATCCCGGCGACCAGGCCCGCACGCGGCGGAATTCGGCGTATTTGACGCGATCTATATAGAGCACATGGGTTTGCGAGGAATGACTGAAATCGCTGTCGGTGGCGATGAAGACGTCGTCGATGCCGGTTTCGGGGCGTTCATAGCCGATCATCACCGCCTTGCCACCGCAATGGTGGATCCAGACGTTGTGGATCTCAATGCGCTGTTTGGTGTCGGCGATCTTCCAGGAACCCGCCTTGAAACAATTGCCCGCGTAATGGCTGATTTCGAGATTTTCCAGCCGATAGGTGCCGGTCGATTCCGGCTTCACGTAGAAAAACGCTGAATGCTTGCCGGCCAGCCCGGAAATATGCGGCCGCTGGCCGTTTGGGCCGAGGATACCGATAATCGACAGGCCGTTGAGTTTGCCCATCCACGGACCTGCGGCGGGGGAGTACTTGCCGGGATGCACCAGGATGGTGGCGGGCGCGCGCCGAGATTCCAGATAGTATTTTTGCAGCAGGTCCGGCCAGGCCATCGGGTCGGTGGTGTCGGAAAGTTCCGCACACCAGCCGATGACTTCAGCGCAACTGGTCGGGCTGGTCGTCGCGACCGGCGGTGGTGGATCGACCACAACCGGTGGCGGGTCCGGCTGTACCGGTGGTTCAGGTTGTACCGCGTGACGCTCCAGCGCCTCGATGCGGCTCTCCAGCGCGCCCAGCGCGGCATCGAGGCCGGCGCCGGGCGTGGTGGCCAAGGCGGGGGATGCCAGCGCAATGAGGCACCATGCGGCGAATACGGTGATTTTACGCATCGGTCAAAATTCCTTCTGTTTTGTCCGCTCCGCCTCGACATAATTGGCGAGGCGGTGATCGAACAACATATCGTCGGTGGGGGCACCAAGGCGGACAGGGCCGCCGACATGGCGGTAAAACATCGGGGACGGCACGGCTGTTACAGCGTCGCGGCCAAACACGGTGCGGCGTTCATCCACCCCCACCAGGTGTTGTTCAAGTGACCGGCCGGCCCGGGGGCTGCCGAACGTGACCAGGTGCAGGACAGAGGCCGGAAATTCCCATGTCAGCAAGGCAGCGGTGATGGTTGCCATGGCGGCGCCAAGGCTGTGACCGGTAAGGTATATTGCGCGCGGGTCCCAGATGTTCAGGCGGGTCAGGATTTCGGGATAGACTTCCCGCGCGCCCATCAAAAAACCGTAATGACACCAGCCAATGCGGCTATCCCGCCACGGCCAGAGTTTGATGTCGCGCAGGATGTCACGGCCGTCAAACTCTGTTCCCCGAAACGCGATGACAACCGTTTTGTCATGGCGGCGGATGGTCAGTTCGACACCTTTCCTGCTGATGTCACTCTCGTGATATGCGGTCTGCGAGGCCAGCGCCAGGTCGAGCGGGGTCACCGGCGGCACGCCACGTTGCCGACCAGGGCGGTTTTCATGGGGCTAGTCCTTCAGTTCGAAGTGAACCAGATCGTCAAAACTTTGATCGTTGAAATGATGGTCGCCGTCCCAGTCCCCACCCCAGCGCAGACCGATTCCCATCATGCGTGCGGTCGCCAGCACAAAACCGCCGAAATAATAAAACCGGGTCAGCTCCTTGGCGGCGGTGCGCTGAGCGGTCATGAATTTGGCCGTGGATTCAAAGTCGTCCGGGTTGGGCAGTGCACCCCACTTATCCGGAATTGGATATGGTCCGGCATCGGTAGCATCGGATGGCAGTTTATTGTGTTTGGAAATCCGGACTTCTGAGAGGCCCTTCGCGAACAGTTCCGCCTGCCTGGCGTGCGGGCGGTGGCCTTCAAGGATGGTGCAGTCAACGGTCAGAATTACCCGGTTGAACAGTAACTGAAGCGGTGGGGCGCAGGTATCAAGTCGGCGGCGCGACACAGATCCGTAATGTGGCACCGGTCAGACACCTGTCTGCAAAAGATAGAGTTGGCGAAAAGCCCAGCCGGTCAGCGCCAGCAGCAAGCCCGCTGCGGGCAGGCCTATTGACACCGCAACAGTTATGGCGCGCGTGCGCGCCTGATCCTTGTCCTTTTCCCGCTGGGCGATGACGGAATCCAGGCGGCGGTGCAGTTCGGAAATATCACCTTCAAACCGATCCGCTACCGCCTTGATGTCACTGGATAATGTGCGCAACATTTTGCGGATTTCATTCATCCGCTCATTGCACTGTTCCTTGTGCTCGATGATCATTCCGATGGCGCGATCGTCATCCGGCGGCATGGCCTGCCCCTTTTTTTATTTTAACTATTGAACCAATCAGGCGTTTATCGCGATGGCTGCGGCGGGGCGTTTTGCAGACCCGACATCAGGATGCAGGTCGATCCGGATGGAAGTCTGGAAACAAGCGTCCAGCCGCGCGCACCGTTGCGCCAGGCGATGATTTCCACACCGTTTGGAACGCGGGCCATCCAGAACCGGCTTTCGCCATGGTTGACGGAAAGAAAGGCCCTCATTTTCTCATAAGGCATGCAGGGGATTCGGTCCGCCGTCACGCGGGACAAGGCGGGGGCGGATACGCCCGCCAGCGCCATCAGAAACACACAAAAAAACAGTACAAAGCAGGCGCGTAATGTCTTCATTTTCATCCCCTTTTATCCGGTCACAATGAGTTTAAAAGCGCGTTGGCGGGTCTGAACGCCGGCGCCGGGCGTCGGTTCCGGCAAGTCGATTTCAGATACCAGGTCGTAGACCGCACCGGCCGTGCCACCCTTCACCCAGGCCGTGTGAACGCTGCCCTGGCGATCGCTGTGCGTAATGGCAATGGTGTCGTCGGCAGCAACATCATCCGGCAATTTCCATCGTTCGGCCTGAATATTGGCGGTGGCGAAGCCCCCTTCCGCCAATGTCGCGGCCCAGTCGATCGAGAACGGCGCATGCGCACCGGCGGGTTTGTTATCTTCGCCTAGAAAAATCACAGGCCCACCCCTTACGTGGTCGTACCGTCGATCTGGGGCGTGTATGTCGTCTTCTGGGCCGCCTCACCGGCCGCCAGGGCAAGATGCAGCCAGACGCCCTGATCGGCAGCGGCGGCAAGGTCGCTGATCGCCTTGGCGGTACTGTTGAACGTCACACTGGCGGGCGCCGTCAGTCGGTTGGTGGCGGTGTCGTCGGCGCTGTTCTCAAGCCCGAAATCGATCAGGCCGGACGGGTCGGCCGCTTCGGTGATCTGGGGCGATGTCAGCGTCAGGGTGCCATGGGTGTTGGCGAAATAGATTTTTTCGTAATAGTCCTTCGCGGAACCGCCCAGCGCTTCGGCCGCTGCGGCATAAAAGGCGCGGCGGACCTCGGTGACCTCGTTCGGGGCCTTATCAAACACCACACCTTCGCTGATGCGGAACACCGACGTTGCGTCAGGGACGGTGCCCCAATCACCGGACACGTAAGCCCGTTTCAGGGTGCCGTCGTAATCCACGATCGTGGCGATCTGATTAGCGCCGGTACCGCTGGTCAAACGGATCACCTTACCGTTATAAAAATCATCACTGGCCGATGCTCCAGCATCCAGGTCGATATAAGGATCGACACTGGCTGTGGCAGCCCCGCCGCCGGTGGCGGTGTTGGAACGGGTGGTAGTGGCGCTTTCAACCGCAACATCGCCAGTCGTTGTGGCGGATTTGATCGCCTTCAGAATACGTTCCCAGACGGTATTGACCGTCATTGCTACCGGCGTGATGCCAGAAAGGGTCTTGCCTTCTGAAATCACCGCGCCGCCGGCGTCACGGCCGGTGACAGTGACGGTTTGGGATGTGTCCCCGGCCGCCGATGACACAATCTGAAGATTGACGTTGGCAGAAAGGTCTTCAAAGCTGATTTTCTTCGCCTTGTCGATGGCGCCACCCTGCGTGCCGGTATCACCGTCCTGCATGTTGGCGCTGCCATAAACTTTGATATCGCTTTTCAGAATCGACACTGTTCATCCTCCGAAGTGGTCATAAAAAAACCGCCTTGCGGCGGTGGTGATTGCAAAAAATTATCCCGGTTCAGGCATCAAACGATTTCTTGCGGGGTGACGTCGCAAAGATGCGACCGTCACCCGTGGTAACAAAAACACCACTTCGCGCTGTGGTTTGAAACACTGTTTCGGGGGTGCCGGGCGGCACCGGATCAACCCACGCCAACGGCAAGGTGAACCCGGCGCGGAGCGTGGCCGCACCTTCCCAGGAAACCGGCAATTCCTGCGCGTCAAGCACAGTGCCCAAGAACGACGCCGGTACCTTGAATACCGGACGCGGACTTGCCAGGACTTCGACATCGGCGCCTGTGTCGAACATCAACAGCGCGGCGATATCGACAGGCAGGCTGACAGTGTCCGCAACAAGGCGGCCTGTCCATTCGAGCAACGCCGCAGCACCGGTCACCGCTGACGCCAGTAATTCGCCCGGGACACCAGCGGCGGTGGCAAAGTCTCTCAACCAGTCGGATTGCAGTAGTGCACCTGCCGCAATGCCGGACAAAAAATCGACGGGTGCGGGATGATCGGAACTAATCCCGATCGCGCCTGACCAAGAAAGAGGTGCAGGATAACCGGCATCGGTGCGCAGCGATCCCGACAAAGGCAGGTCGGTAGTGCCGATGATCGCGCGAAGCCAAGGTACCGGCAATCCGGTAGCGGTACGGATATCCGCCAGGAAATCCACCGGCGACGGGTGATCGGCGGAAACGCCAATTCCACCGGACCACGCCACGGGAGATTGATTTTTGGCAATTACGTCCGCCAGAATTTCCGCGCCCAGCCTGACTTCCACCGACTGTTCAGATAACCAGGACGTAGGGACAAATCCGGGCGCGTCCAGAAGGGTGACACTGTCAACATCAAGCACATATCCGGCCCTCAGACCAAGAATAAACGCCGCGGGTGCCGACGCACCCAGCGTGATCGCGGCCAATGCCTCGCTCGGCGATCCGGATTTGACAGCCAAGCGCGATGCCCAGGACTGCGGAAAATTGGTATTGCCTTCCATCAGCACCCGGAAAGAAACAGGGGTGCCAAGGCCAGCGGAAAGCGGTGAACCACTGGCAACAAACTCATACGCCCCCGAACTTGGCGGGCTGTCATAGCTGACACCATCGGCATCGTTGGTTATGCCGGCGATCGCTACGCCGCCATGATAAATATCGGCGGACGTGTTCTTGACGTGAAAATCCGCCGTCGTGCTGGCCGGGGCAGGATCGCCAACAAACTGGTCAGTTGCCGTCTTGCTGCGATTGCCTGACGGAATATCAGGGGAAGCATCAGTAGAATAACAACCGCCAAATACACTGTTCGAACCGGATTGAAAAATATTCCAATAACTACCAACACCTTCCGAAAAACCGCCAGCCCAGCAATTCCGAACATCGACATAACGAAAGCCGTTCCGAAGTGTCCCGCCCTGCCCCTGAAAAGAGCAGTTAAAGGCTTTCACGAGATTCGCGTTGCCTGAATTACCAATCACGCCGTACATCATCTCGTGCCCGATACAGTTGGCCAACAGCACCGATTGCGGCCAGTTGGACACGGGAGTGACTACAATCTGTATCTGTCTTTCCAGCATGAGATTGAGCAAAAGGATCTCTGCTGCGGTAGTTGACAGGGTGTCAACACGAACCCCCCTCTGCGCACCACCGCCATCAAGGGCAGAAAGCGTTATCCCATCAAACGTCGTATAATCTGCACCCGCCGAGAGCCGGATCATTCCCCAGCTTGATCCTTGATTATTGGAAAATCCATCGCCCGATCCCGGCGTGCCGTCATGCTTTGTGTTGGCGGTATATTTCAGCTTGCGCGTGGAACTCGTCGTGAAATTGGTGACATTATCTTCGGCAACAACATCTTCCAGATCGGTCTTGTTGCATATCGCATTGGTGATCTGCGCCCCGGCATCCGACAAAGTGACGTAGTTCGAGCCATCAACCTCCATCTGCTCGCCACTGGAAAACGTGCCGGTCAGAACCGCGATGTAAACTTGGCTATCATCTCCCTTGACGTGAAACACGGCGCCGGTTGCGCCTGAACTTGCACCGGTGACGCTCGCGCCATCGCCAACGCTGCCCGTGTGGCCTGATATTCCAAACACCTTGTTGGCGGCGGCGGTCAGATCGGAGCCCACCGCGCTTTCCCACGACGCATGGCTTGAATAATCCGCCGCGCCCGACCCCACATCGCAGATAAAATCGGTCACAGCGGCGCGTCCATTACCTTGTCGCGTAAGGCAGCGCCGACCAGTTTCACCCGGCGCTTGGCGTAATCAACATCGAGCACGTCATGCGGCATCGCCTCACCAGCCACATTGCGCAATTCGGAGAAATCCTCATCAATCGCCCAGGTCGCCCGATCCAACGTCTTGACCTTGAGGTCCTCATCATTCGTGTTGCGAAACTCGACACCGGCACGGTCCCGAAAAGAGACCGGCACCCGCGATGCGCCTTCGATCAATCTGGGCTTATCGAGAAACACGAACCGCTCGAAATCAGGCTCCTTGCACTGCCGGTGCAGGGCCTTGCTGTACGCAATCGCAGGCAGTTTTACGACCGAAGGTAACTCCGCGCGGGTCCAGCCCCAGCCATCGGGATGGATCGTGATCACGTCGCCGATGGCGTAGCCTTTGTGATGGGCGGCAGCGACAAGAAATTCAGCCAATTTCCACTCCACTTTTCGGTAGCGCCCATTTCTAAAACGGCGGAATTACGCCTTTTTATGCCACGGGGCCGCGCGGGGTTTCGGGTATACGGGTTTCAATATCCGCTTTGTCGGTAAGAATTTTATTCAACTTGGCCGGTCGGCCATCTGCATTTTCAATCAGCGCTTCGACCTGGTCTTCCAGTGGCCATTTGGCCAGGAACTCTTCGCGCCGCCGGCGCTTCCATGATTTGGGCATCTACCTGTTCTCCGATCAGTAAAGCGGAACCACGCCGGCGCAGCGGCCGAGGCGGATTTCCTTGTTGTTTAGGGTGGTAATTTCGTAAATCAGGCTGGACCCGGACTGGGCCGACACATCGGCGTCGAGCCGCCAGAACTCTTCACCGGCGGTGCCGAAGCCGCCGATCTGCGTCCAGGTGCCGGTGGCCCAGGTCGAGCCGCCATCGATCGATACCTTGCCAATAACATCGGTTCCCATGGCCAGTGCTGACACCGGATCAACCCCGAAATAGGCCAGCGTATCCGCCGGATCAGCGGTCAGAATAGCGGCGGCGGAGGGGCGCAAGGTCATGTTGTCGGGGGTGACGATCAGATCCCAGCTGAAATCGGCCCAGGCGGGCGAGTCGACGGAAATTGTGCCGACAAAAATCCGCATATCGACGGAAGATGTGGCGGTGAAGGTATAAATTGTTGATCCGTTTTTGTGGATTGTGATGGTCGATCCGACGCGCTTGATTCCAAGCACATCAGAAGCGGCGGCGCTGAAGGCGCTGGCATTTTCGACCGATCCGCCAACTTTTGTTTCAAAGGTGGTGGTGGTGGTGTTTTTGGCGAAGAACGAATTTGTCATCGCCGACGCGTTGCCCGCATCATTGCTTTGCAAGCCGTTGAAGGTGCCATCTTCGGATGTTGGGTAAATACCGAACCAGGTATGTTCCGAGGCATCCCAGGTGAAGCGATATTCAAAGTCACCCGTCAGGGTGTCTGTGATTCTTATCGCGCTGTCGGAGGTCCCGTTTGAATCCACATCGTCGCCGGTAAAAGTAAAAGAGCCGGTTGCCCCGGTCCATTTCGCCGTCGCCGACAATGTCGTCAACACAGACGGGTTGTGATACCAGTCATTCGCCGCGTCATAAGTGGCATTGGTCTTGACCGCCAGGCTGTCGGCGGTGAAGGGATCGGCCAACTCGAACGGGCCTTTCGGTCCGGCCGTGCCAGCAGCATCGGCCTGCGCCAAGGCGGCAGCGGCCATGTCGCGGGCGGTATCATCCTTGCCCAGCCGGTCGGTAAACAGATCCGTCATGGTGATGCGCTTCACCGCGCCGCCCGATGTCTGGCGGATCAGAAGTTCATCGCCGTCAGCGGCGACCGAGACGGCGCTATAGGCCGGGTGGCGCATCAGGACGGCGGATTGCATCTGCGCGCGGTCGGATTTATCCAGCGTCAGACCGGACGCTTCGATCAAGCCCGCTATTTCTTCCTGAACCATGTTGGCCCATTCAGCCGGAAGGATGGTGGCCGGGATGCCGCCGCCAGGATCACCATCGGTAAAATATTTATCAGGGTTCGGTCCCGCAACGGTAGGCGCCGCCAGGGCCGCAGCGGTAGCATTGTCGATTCGAAACATAAATCAGCCTCCGTAAGTGTATTTAACGTCTGTGTGCGCAGGTTTCAGGCGCGAGATAACGCATTCGAGAAGATCATTGCCCCAATCGCGCAGCGGCTCACCGGCGGTCGATTGGCCGGTGCGGAATTCGCGCACAGTTTCTTCCGGCGCGTTGATCTGCCAAGCGAACCACCAATCTTCACCAGCCAGAGGATCGCCGACCGAAGATGATCCAACCTGGAACGGGCTGAATTCGGTAATGGTAACGGTAAAACCAAGGGCGGCGGCGACATCGATAAAGAACTGACGCGACTGCCCGCCGCGCTGGGTGATCTTGGCAACCAGCTGATTGCGGCGCTCCTGCAACGTATCCGCCAGGCCGGTACAATCATCCGGCAGCCCGGCCGCTTGTTCCCAATCAGTCAGCATTTCCCCGGTCGTGCGCGGGTCGGATTCTTCGATCAGGTCCAGCAGGCGATTATGGATGCGGGCATATTCCACAGCCGCCGCATCCAGCAGGTGATCACGCACACCCGCGCCATCACCCGACGATCGCCAGGCCGCGCCTTCCGGCAAAAGAGTATCAATCTGACGCCGGTAATCGGCGGGCGTCGCTGGAATTACGCCCATGTTATGGTCCCCGGCATCGCGATCTGGCCGGTCGTGTGGGTAACATCGGCGGCCGGTGACGTGATCGCATGATCGGTTTCACCGGCCGCGATCGACACCGCTTCACGCAAATGGCTGATCAGGATAGTCCCGCCGGGAATTGCTTCACGGCGGATCAGATCGGTAATTTCCGCTTCCACCGCCGCCTGGACTGCCGCCGAATTCGGCGTCAATTGAATGGTCATATCAAGTGCGACAGCAACCGGCGCCACCACGGTGACGGCGGCGGTCACCGGGCGGGCGGCATCAATATAATCCTGAACTGCCTGAACCTCGGCACTGTCCGGGGTGGCGGTCGTGTCGTCATCATCGCGCATAAAGCGGATTGTGACGGTGCCAATGCCCAATTCCTGCGCAGATACCCAGGCGCGGGTAACGCCATCGACTTCCTTTGCCCATTTCACATAATCGAAATCGGCGCCGCCATGGGGTGGTTGGCGTATCCGGTCCAGCAGGCGGGCGCGCAAAGCGTCATCATCTTCGGTATCCTCGCCACCGGTCACCGTGCCGGCAATGGCGGCGGTATCCACACCGGATAACGGGGACACAAATTCAAGCGCCGTGCCGGACGCCATGTCGCCATTCAGTCCGGCGACGCTGGCATCGAGCGCAAGGGTGGCCGTCCCAGCGGCGATGGTCGCGGCGGCGGTGGTGACATATTCAACGCCGTCGAGGCGGGACAGCACGGTACCAGACGGGATCGACGCGCCATCATTGCCGGTCGCGGTCGCAGTGCCCGACGCGATTTCCGCGGGAGTGCGTTCGACACCCCAAATTGCCGCATGACGCGCGAGAATTTCCGCTTCGGCGGTGTCAGGCAAAATCTGGCGGGCGATCCAGTCAGAATACCCATAAAGACCGTGAGAGGCGCCAGCGTGCATGGTCGCCAGAACCCAAAGAATAGACCGCCGTAACAGGCTGTCGGCTCCCGGCAGGTTCGCAACAATATCCGCCTTTATCCGGTCATCGATCTGCGTCAGCGTCGGGCGCGAAAACGGCATTTCAAATCTGCTCCCAGACATAATTAAAACGACGATCAACAACGTCGCCTGCGGGGCGGGCGATGCGAACGCGCAACCCCAGAACACCCATGGAAATCCATTCGGCATCGACAGACACGCTGTCGGCAATACCGTCATCGATCAGCCATTGCAGGGCTTCGCGGGCATATTCACGGGCGCGGGCCAGAACCTCCGTGGTTTGTTTTTCACGGGATAGAAGCCACAGGCGTGACCCGATCGCATCACGGCCGGCAGTGGCTTCAAGCGTGTCGCCCCACCAACCGCGGCGGCTTTCTCCATCAACCGGCAGACGATCATCCCGGTCGGCGCGGCGATCGGAAAACAGTGAGACAATCAGCGCGGTATCAAGATCCCGGTCGGAATCCAGGTCGCCGTCGGCAAGGGTGAAATCGGAAAACCCTTCGGCGCTGTTCCAGGTCAGGCGAACATCAGTCATGAAATTTAATCCGCCGCCTTTGCCACGCTTGAGCCGGATATAATCGGCCAATTTCCGGCGGACGATCCCGACCCGACCGCAACCATGTCGCCAACACGCGCGATCGCCTTACCGCCTTCTGCGCCCAGATTTACATCACCCGACAGCAGAACAACGGTGGTCGCCTCAACCTCGACACGCGACGCCTTGATATGAATTGTTCCGTTCGCCTTCAGGTGGACGAAGTTTCCAAGATGGTCGTAAAGCGCGACCTCGCCCGCGGCCAAATCCTTCAGGCGATAAAGACGGTCACCGATCGCCACCACGATCATATGATCGCGGTTGCCGCCAACCGACAAAGCCACGGCTTCCATCCCAGGCAGAGGGACTGACGTCAGACCGTAATTTTGAAATCTCTCGACATCGCTTCTGACTTCATCGGCCAGAAGTGCGATTTGAACTTCCTGGACCTTCGGCGCATCCTTCACCAGTTCAATTACACAGCGCGCGACCATCATGGTAATGGCCCGGCGCAGGGGCGCCGTCAGACGTGCGAAAATGCTCGGGGTCATTTGATCACCGGTTGTTCGCCCAGATCGGCCCAGAAATCCCTCTTCCTGGTCTTGACCCCCACCCCGGCCAAAAGCTGATACGCCTCGGGCCGGATCACGTTCAATTCCGCGACCGCGCCGGTATCGTCCATCCGCCAGACCACGCCTGCGATCAGCATGTCCTGATCGATGCCCAGATATGGATCAGTCACACGGACAAGGTGGTTTTCACGCCACAAACTGCCGGGGATGTCATGCCAACCGGCGACGGTATAGGTGGCTGCCAGCGACCGGCCAAACCGCACTGCGGCCTCATGGCGGGCGCGCTCCGTCGCCGCCGCGGCATCCAGCGATACAGATTCCACGATCAGGCGCGGACGATACCGGCCGATGCCGTCATCGGTCGCCTTGCCCATTGGCTGGGCGGCTGAAAGCGCCGCGATAAAATCGCCGCCGGGCTGCTGACCTTTTACCAGCACCTCGCTAAATCGCTCGTTTGCCGTGATCGTCGCGCGGCAGCGCAGAATATTTTGACCCAGGATCAGGGATGTCTTCGCGCGAGCGGTACCGCCCCGGGCAAAGACAAGGTCACCGGTGACCGTGTCGGTCGCCAAAATTCCCCGAAACCGGCATAATTCTTCTATCGCCTCATACGGGCTTTCACCCTGGTCTATACTGAACTGGCGGAAAGACGCGCCAGTATCGGTGGTGGTGGCGACCTTCAGGCCAAAAGGCTTTGCCAGATCCGCAGCGATCTGTTCCAGTTTCCGATTTCGCCATTCGGCGGGAAAACGAATTACCGAACAATCAATCAGATCCGCCGTCTTTGACCGCCCGCGCACCTGAATTGTGTGCTGGCCCGCGTCATATTCGGGCAATACGCTGTCGATATAGCCGGTGATGACAAGGTCACCATCGAGTGCGACCGAACAGGGATCACCAGGGCGAATGCGGGACGGCGTTTCCTGCCCCGACCAGCGGTCGGTTAATCCCAGTTCAAATTCTCCCGCCAGCCGGTCAATGCCGCGGCGGACGGAAATCCGCGTCCACCCGCCATAATCGCGATTGGAGATCGTCAGGACAGGAACGGTCACGCGGCAAGAACTTCCAGAGGGATACCGGATGGCAGGAACCCAGGGTGGCGGATTGAATTCCGCGCGACAATGTCGGCATCGCGCGCGGCGTCGTCGTAAAGGTCGTATGCCTCGACCAGCGCCGGGCGGGTAGCGGGCAGTATCCGCGTCACCACCCGGGCGAGCTGGCCGGAGCGTGTGGTGATATCTGCGATCGCCGCTGTGCGCAGGGTGCGCAGAGCCAACCAGCGGTCGTCATTACCGGCATCGGCGGCGTCGCGGATAGCGGTCGATAATTGCGCGTCCAGACTTTCGCGCGCGGCGACCGCCTCATCATAGGAGGCAAACTGGCGTTCCGACGTGGCGCGCACCATTTCCGCCAATGAGGAATCAAGGAAGAAATTTCCAAGGGCGTTGCGATTATCATCACGACGGATACCGGAAGGCGTCAGACGTGGTTCAAACGGGATAGCGGCGGGCAGGCGCGCAATATCCCCGAACAGATGGAAACGGTCGGTGGCGCTTGAAACCGCCGACGTCACGTTGCCAAATAATGCGATCAGATCGGAGGCCAGGCCGGGTGGATTTCTGACCAACCCCGTCAGGTCCAGCAACATGGAATCGCCACCACGGATCAGATCAGCGGCGGCGGTCGCGGCCTTGACGTATTTTTCGGCCTCTTTCAAAAGACCGGTCACCAGGGTGGTCGACGTGGCGACGGCGGCTTCCTCGACAAATTGCGGAAATCCGGAAACGGCAAAAGAAGTGTCGAAGAAATCGTCAATACCGGATAACAGGCTGTCGGCTTCCGATGCCGCCAGGGCGGCGGTGGCGGTAGAGGCATCCGGAAAACGGTTTTCACCGGCTTCAATAAACGTGAAATCAAGCCGGGCCATGCGGCCTTCGGCGCGCGTCTCAAGGATTTTGCATTGGGTAACAACGACATTGCGTTCGCCCCAGTAAGGGTGAACCAGGGCGCCGGACCCCTTCTTTTCTATCGCCGCCAATATTGCATCGCGGCGAACAATATAATCATCGCCGATTACATATCCGGTAAGCGCAAATTCACGGGCCTTCCTGCCCAAATCTTCGGCATAAGGAATGTCCCGGCCCGGGTACACGTGAATTTGCTGGCGGCGCCCGGCGTCCAGCGATGAATCCTCGAAATGGAATTCAACGCCGCGAAAGCTCGCCTTGCGCAAATTATCACGCCATGACATGTTTTTTTAATCCACACCAAGAGGTTGAAAAATGAAGCCAAGTCAAAAGATAGCAACCATCGCCATGGCATCTGGGCTGGCGGCCGGGCTTGCCAGCGCCTTCTGGTTGTTGGAAGGGGCCGATTGGTGGGTTCACATAGCGATTGGCGCGGGGGTAGCGGTCGGCGGCAATACCACGTTGTTAAAAATCGAGGCCGACAAGAAGATCGTTGACGGCGACTAGCTCCCCGCGCCGGCAAACGATATTCCGGTATCCACCGATAGATCGACATCCTGCGCCGTTTGATCCACGACCCGCATTCCGGGTGGCGCGTTCTCGAATTTAACCGTGACATCGGCCTTGCCCTGGCGCGGACCAAGGGCGATCGGCGACGTTGCGGAAGCCGCTCCGCCGCGCTGTTCAACGACCAGCGACCTTGAAAATCCGGACAGGCCCAGCAGACTGCGCAACCCGCCCGGCAGGCGATTGACGAAGTTGTTTATCTTGAACTTGACGGCATTGATCGCATCCGTGACCGAATCCTTGATGCCAGCCCATATTTTTTTAAAAGCCGCCGATATCTTGTCCCAGTTTTTTACCAGAAGGTAACCGCCAGCAATCACAGCCGAAATACCGGTCACGATAAAACCAAACGGGGTGGCGACAAAAGCGGCGGTGGCAACTCCCAGAGCCCAGACCAATTTACTACCAATCACCCCCGCCAATAGCCCCACCGAGGCGGTCAGTGTTTGGACTTGCAAGGGCGAAAGATTATTCAATGTATCGGCGACTGCTTGCAAGGGACCTGCCAGATTTTTGCTCGCAAAGGCGTCGAACGCGGTTTTCAGCGACCGTAGCGACGCGGTGAAATCCCCGGCAATACGGGCGCTGTCTTTCGTTAATTCGGCACCGTCACCGTTGATCTTGTAATATTTTTCAAGCGACGGCAGAAAACCAGTGTCCTTGAATTCGGCAGCCAGAACATTGACGGCGCGCATGGCGCGGATATCGAAAAGCTTGGTCAAAACCGTGGACCGGCCACGGGTTTTCCGGATGATGTCGGTAACAATTTCGTTCAGGGGCCGAAACACCTCAAGACCCTGTTTCAGTTTTTCAGGATCAAAGATGGTAATACCCTCGATCGAATGCAGTTTTTCCGCCTTCGTGACAATGTTTTTAATCAGGTTTTCGAAAGCGGTCGCGGCCTCTTCCGCTGACCCGGTGCCGGAACGCGCCAACTGCAACAGGGAACCCATGGCGCGAACCGCTTCCATGCCCCTGAAGCCCATCGCCGCCATGGCGGACACCGTGCGCTCGCTTTGATCCGCCAGATCCTTTAACTCAAACGCGCCGGACTTGCCTTGCTTGATCAAAATGTCGAGGGCCGACAACACGTCCTTTTTGAGAACAATTCCGAATTTGTGAAACTCGGAAACCACCTTACCCATTTCTGCGCCCTGGGAGCCGGACGCCTGAATGGCGAGGCCAAGATTTCGGATATTATCCTGCGCAAATTTCAGGTCACCGGTTTTGGTCACCACGCTTTCAATCGCCGCCAGAAGTTCACTGGGATCTATCCGAATGTCGGGCGCGTTGGCGACACTGAAAATTTCGTCGCGCAACGCCTTCATGCCATCGCTGGAAACCCCCGCCTGAACCCCCAGGCGTTCCAATCTTCGATCCAGGGCCGCTACATTTTTTACAACATCCACCGCAGCGAAACTGGCCATTCCAGCCGCAATGCCGGCGCCCATGCCGCGAAATGCCGAACCGGCGCGCTTTCCCGCGGCGTTCAATCTCTTCATCCCGCCGGCAACGCCACGCATCCGGGTATTAAAACGCCCCATCACCCGGTTGATCGCACGAATTGGCCGAGACATGGCGTCAACCGCATGAAAAATGGCGGAGATTTTGAATTTTTTCAAAACTCGTTTTCCTTTGCCGCCTCATCCATGATGCGGCTGGCTTGTTCCGCCCAGAACAACAGATCCCGGACGGTCATGTTCCAGATTTCAGAGGGTGGGAAATGAAAGATATAGGCCAGGTCGCCCGCTAATCGCGCCCAGCCTTCGGGGACTCCCCCATGAAGCAGGTAATCACCTTTCCGATCAGCGCAAAATCGCGCGATTTGATCGAGTCGGCATCAAGTTCGCTGAGGCCGGCAGAAAGCATCACAAGCCGCACCGACTTGGAAATATCGCCCTTGGTCCGGTCAAGCTGTTTGATCTGCTTGATGGAAGGCTCCTTGAAAAGAATCTTCGATATTTCTTCGCCGCGCGAATCTATGGGCGTCAAAAGACCAACCTCAATTCCATCATCCCGAAGGGTGACGCGATCTTCGTCCGCCGCGAGTTCGGTGAAATATTCACCCCAGCCGAAATCATCGGCGGAGGGTTGATCCGCGGAAGACTTTTGTTCGTCAAATTCATCCATGATCAGGCCCCCGGCATCACTTCATCGGCTTCGGTCGCTTCCCACCGGATCTGGACCTGGCCTTCGCCGGTATCCAGTTCGCGGGCGCCGGCGGTCCAGGCGTTACGGAAAATATATTGCGTGCCATCGGCGCATTCGGCCTGGACCGTGACATCATCCATGGCACGAATAACCTCAAGCGAAAGGTTGGGGTCCTTGGTAAAATTCCCTTCGATGTATGGGACTTTCGGGATCTCCTTGAAGCCATGAACACCATCCTGACCGGCGATACCTTCGCGCTCGATGTTATCAGGATCAAGATTCAGGTCACCGCGCAGCGACAGCGGATTGCCATCAACGACAATATGAGCGACGCCCGCTATTCTTTTTGCAGCCATGTCTAATTCTCCCTACAGAATATATTCGAAGCGACCGGCGAAAACCAAAGCACCGTTCACAATGTTGGGTGGAATAAGAAAATTTAGGCGGCTGACATCGGACAAGGACCGATCAACGATAATATCGTTTTTGAACTGGTCGATACCCTCAACAAGCCCCGCCTCTTCCCACTGGCGCGCCAGGGCAATTGTCTCACCCTTGGCTATCCGCGGCGTGACAATTGCCTGCCCGGCGCCGAATCTGGTGCCATCGTCGGCTAATTTATGGCGCGGAAAGACCTGAAGCATTCGCGCGCGCCAGGACCGCCGCAGATAGGCCATCGTCGCCAAAGTTGTGACATCCAGATAGGACGGATCATCGGCCCCTTGAGCGTTTTTCTGATATGTCGTAATCGCCCGCTGGATACGGACAAGCCCGCCGAAGTCGGTCTTTGATACCGAGATACCATCAAACAGCAGGATATTGCTTTCCTGCAAGGTGAAGCGGTCGGAAACACCAGGAGCCAACACCCCGTTCAAAGGCAGGGTTTGCAACGGGCGGGCCGGGTCAATATTCAGATGAAAGGCAGAGACCGCGCCAAAAGCGGCAGCAATTTCCTCGGGTGGTGTCGGGGAGGAATCCATTCCCATTACCGACAGATGAGGAGAATTCCGCGCATTACCCCAGGTGGTCAGTTCGGCCTGCGTTCCGGCCTTGGCTAAAAAGGCATGGCCTTCCATTTCCACCAAAGGCTGAAAGCGGCTGGCAAGTTCCGCCTCAAGCGCCGTGATATTGGCTCCATCTGTCCAGGGCATGATGAAATAATCATAATGTTCACCACCAACAGCGGCGATAATAGATGAAATTTCCGGATTACCAGAACCACCCACCGGGTTGATCGACGCCACAGTTAAACCAGCCGGGGTGATTTCTCCGGTGTAATAATTAATACGGACATCTATATCATTGCCGTTTTCACCCTTATGGTCGGCAGTCAGATCGACAATTTTATCATCGACGCCGTTGACAGCAGCGGTAACCGGCATGTCGATAACAACGTTGATGGCCGCTACCGCCGCGAGAACAATTGCGGTCGCAGCGTCACCAACCGCGATCCCGACCTGCGCGCGACGGCCACCAATATAGATATTGAGCGTGCCGGCAGATGTCGCAACCGATCCGGTGAAATCGATTGATCCAACAGCAGCGGCGCCAGCGCCATTATCATCCAGCGCGATGGCGATGGTTTCGGTGATCCCGTTGTTCTTTACGATAGACTGGAACATACGATGCAGCATGGAACCGCGGCCAAAATATTCAGCCGCCTGTTCATCGGTCAAAGTTGTGGTCGGGATATTCGCGGCCACGGTGCCGGTCGCAAGGCGTTGCCCCATCACCAGGATGCGTTGATTAAAAGCAGGAAGGAGCCCCCGAAGAGCGCGTTCGTTCGAAATTTCGGCGTAAGCGCCCGGTACGCGTAGTGTTTCGGGAATAAAACTAAAACTGGTCATGGATCAACCCTCCTTTTTCTTGGAAACAACCGGCGCGGTAACATCGCCCTTGGCCATGCGGCGCAGCCAATAGGCGTTTTTTGGAACTTCCGACACACCCGGCGGCAAGGCTAGCCGGGTCACAGGATCGCGGACGATCAGGCCGGGGGCCGGGATCACTTTCATTTTCACAATTTCCATTATGGGAGCCTCTAAGTTTCCAGGTTTTTCAGTTCGTCCTGCGCGTCGATCTGGCCGTCCGGGCCGGTCGGGGTTTGCGGGTCGTTACGCGGGGACGCCATGTCCCAGTCGGCGGCGATGGTCTTCAAATCATCACCGATGACGGGCGGATATTCTTCGGTGTATTGCAGGCGCATGGTGATATCGGCGACGCCGGGAATCACTGCGCCGTCTTCGGTGGTGGCAAGGGCCGTGTTGAAATCAAGCAGTTTTTCGCGGGCCTTGATAAAATCGATATTGGTCAGAATCAGCGGCTCTACCTGTTCGGTCAGGGTATCCAGGGCAATGGACATCGACGCGTCACTGGTCGCCGCCACCATGCAACGAATGACCACGGTCAGGGTTTTCCGCAACTGCGGGTGACCGCCATCGGCGGCCAGATTGTCGCCATCCTCGCTAGGCGTGACAATTGCGATGGCGGGAAGATCGTCTTCGGCGAAGGGCTCGCTTCTGGACTTGAAAACACTGGAACCCGCATCGGTCGCGCCATCGAGCAGGGCGCGCAAATCTTCGCGGATGATCGAGCGTTCAAGCGCCATCAGGCTTTCCGTAAAATCAGTGGGATATGCCCCTGCCCGTCCGGCTGGACGGAAGAAACACGGTAATTTGTGCCGTCGATGACAACCCCGTCATCGCGCGCGGGCGGGGTCGGCAGATCGATCGTGCGGACGAACAGAACCGGTTCGGTGCTGTCGAGCGGAACATCGCCTTCACCCAGATTGACCAGTCGGTATTCGGCTTCGAATATCGCGTGTGGCGGATCACCCGTTGCCGGATTGAATACCACCGGTGTCTGACCGGATTGGGTATAGGTGATCGGAGTGGTATGGGCGAAGGCCGACAGGATTTTGCCCGTGGCTTCCGAAATATCAGCAGCCCAACCCATCGCGTTCACCGGAAATCAGATAAAAAAATGCCGGGACGGCGGAGGAAGCCATCACCGTCCCGGCAGTTTAACAGGGAGGGACAACGCCTATGAGGATGAGGCGTTCCCGTTACCCCGCGCAGCGGCCATGACAGCCTCGTGCGCGGAATCCCGTTCCGCCGCCGTTACCTTGTATCCAAGGATTTCGGCAAGGGCGGCGGTATGGGGTTTGCCGCTGGCGGTGGCGTGCTCATCGTTTTCAGGATCAAGTTCACCGATGGCAGCGATGATCGCGGCCTGTAATTCGTCCGCGTCAACGGGTTTAACCGGGCCATCCGGCTCGGGCGGTGACGGCGGCGGGGCAGCATCGGCTGATGCCGCGAGGCCGCGCGCGATCAGATTGGCGGCCTCTTTGGCATCGAGCGACACTTTCGAGCCGGGCGGGTGTTCTTCCCGCACAACTTTTTTGCCTTCAAGGCGGCCCGTCACCAGGGTGGCGATAGCCAGGACAGTGGTTTTTGATTTAGCCATATCCCTACCCCCTAGCGAACGGTGGCGCAGAACGATGCGTCCACCCGGCTGGGAATTGGCAGCGGAGCGGACTGCATCAACAGGTAGCGAACTCCGGGGTTGTTTTCGATAAAGACCCGGGGGGCGAATGCCATTGCACCATAAAGAAAGTGTTCATCCTGGATCGACCCGAACGCCCGGACACCCTCGATCGCACCGGAACCCATAATCACCGTGCTGGCAGGCAGGATGGGCTGTTCAACACCGGCATCGTCAATATACCAGTCGTTATAAGTCCACAGATTGAACTGGCCCCAGGTTCCTTTATGGACTGCGCCGGTTCGAATTTCGGCACCCAGTTCGATTTTCGATTCCCCGCCACGGCGTGTCTCAATCGAATCCAGGACATCAGGGTCCTTGATGAAATACTCGAACGCATCGTCGCTGAATACAAGATCAACCGGATGCGCGCCGGATTTCTGAATCATTGTTTTCGCCCATGACTTGATATCAGCGGCTGGAGAAACACCCGTCTCACCCCATCGGGTGGCGCCGGAAAGAGTCACGGTCAGGGCAGCGTCGCGCAAAAAATCGACGATCTGAGTATCAAAACCCTCGCCGGTCACAGTGGTTTTACCATCGAGCAAGGCATCGACCGCCATCAACTCAAGCCGCCGGTGAAGCATATCCAACTGATCGGTAAGCTGAAGATTGAGATTTGCCTCAATACGCTGTTGAGGCGACAGATTGCCGCCAATACGTTCACCGACAGAACGCTTTAAAGCGCGCTTTCCATCAAGCGGCCGCAGATCCTTGACATACGCGGGCTTGAAGGAATTGGTTAAAAACCCCTGTTCTTCGACCATCTTCCCCGGCATCAACGGCGACACGAACGGAGCAACCCGGCGAACCCCCTTGATCACGTCGATGGAGATTTCTTCGGAATCCTCCTCAACCTGGCTGGGGAAAAACCGGTTCAGAAACCAGGTCGGGGGCGTCATCAGCGCCGGCACCACCCGGATCAGCACATTTGTATCATAAATTTCCATTGAATCAGGCTCCTACAGGTTTGCGAAGATGGATGCCTTTATCGCGCAAACCGTCACGCACCGTGTCTGCGGTGTGCGCGGTTCCAATGGTCATCTCGTCTTCGTTGAATTCGCCGGCGGTGTACATGACGGCAGGTTTATCGGCGGCAGTCGCATCGACATCGCCAGCAATGACACCGGCCGGGATCTGGGACCCGTCTGCGGCGGCGGACAATGACAGAATATATTTGCCGGTGGCTGTGATTTTTCCGACCAAAGCACCCCGGACCAGGTTTTCGCCGGTGAAGATAGTTACTTCCTCGGAAAGAATTTGCGAGGGGCCGGCAATCAGCCGGTCAGGAGTGTAGGTCGATTGGACCATTACCGGGTTGTTCATATCAAATACCCCTTATCAATGCTTGGTGACGCCGGTCACAAGATCGCCATTGGCGATAATGCTGCTGGCAAGGTGTTGGGCCTCGGTCAACGGATCGTCGGACGGATCGCCCGTATCGGGGGCAATTGGCGGGTTGCCCATGCTTTCCATCGCGGCGTTGAAATCGGTGCCGGCGGCGGCTTCCGCTTCCACGGCAGGCGATGCCTGAAGGACCTTGACCGCCTCTTCTGCGGACATGTCCGTATTAAACGCCAGGTGCTTCGCCAATTCATCGCGGCCTTTGGCATGTTCGCCGGTAAGGATCGCGTTGATACGACCGCGTTCGCTTTGTGCGGTGGCGACGGGGTCAGGGGTTGTGGCTTCCAGGGCCGGGGCCGCCACGACCGGTGTGGTCGCGGTGGGTGTTTCGGCGGGTGGTGTCGGGTTTACCGCCTGCGCGGTGGGGGTCGGCTGGTTCTTGTCGGGCATTTCAATCTCCTGAGTCATGCCAATTGGCGTATCAGCAGCCCCATGGGCCAGCCGATCCAGTTCAGCGCCAAGGCTACCGATACGATCGGCGAGCCCCAGTGCAATCGCGTCGGTGGCGGAGAAAATCGCCGCCTCCGTCGCCTTCACCGCGTCCTGGTCGATGCCTCGATAGGCCGCGACCTTGGCGGTAAAAAGTTCGTAAGAATTGTTGATCAGCCCTTGAAGGTATTCGCGTTCCGAAGCGGACATACGGTGGTGCGGTGACCCCGCGCCCTTCAGCCCGCCTGCGGTAATTTCGTTGACAATTATGCCGGCGGCATGTTCCGCGTCGGAATAATCCGCTAGCGCCATATAGACCCCGATCGAGCCGACGTTACCGGTTTGCGACACAACGATTTTGTCGGCCGCAGAGGCGATCCAATAAGCGGCGGATAATGCCGGATCATTGGCGACCGCGATCACCGGCATATGTTTCCCCGCGGCGAAAATAGCATCCGCCAGATCAGCAATCCCCGACACTTCCCCGCCGGGCGAGTCGATATCCAACAGGATGGAATTAACATCAGCATGTTCAAGCGCGGTGTCGAGCCAAGCGGTTATCTGCTGATAAGATGTAATTCCCGAAACGGCATCCAGAAAACCGAAGCGATGAACCAATGTTCCATGTACCGGGATGATCGCCACGCCACGTTCAACCCGAAGATTGGGTTTTGGGCGGGCGATCGCCAACGCCAGATCGGCATCGGCGGGTGGGCCGTCCGGATCGTCACCGGGCGCGGCGGGGATATTGATCGAAATCCCGGCGGCAGACTGGTTCAGACCAAGGCGTGGGGCCAGTGCATCGACGATGATGCGCAGCTTGCCCGGCTCAATCAGCAAAGGCGTAGCGAACAGGCGCTGCGCAATATGCGGATTGATGGCATCAAGGTTGGGCGTTGACGGCATTTTAATCTGCGTCAGCAACAGGCGTGGGCGTGAATAGAACATCGATCGAAGCGCCAATTTCAAACAACGGCCACGCGTTCGGATTGGTGATCTGCATTTCGATCTTTCCGGATGGAGTATATTTGCTGAAGCTGTAATTCGGACTGCTTTTATCGTCCGAATAGACAGGGTCAAGTTCCACGGTTCGGGAGATTTTTGAGTGAATAGTTATTCGACTGACCGTCATACGGGCTGTGACATTCATGATTGTTTTCCTTCTTTTTTGGTGCTGTCCGGGTCCGGCGCATCATCAAGGTTCCGGGTCAACGGGTCGGCGTCGGGATCATCGGTGGCGATGCCGCCGCGCAGGCGGTACGGGTTGGGCAGGCCGCGAGCGTCCAGTTGTTCGGATTCGCGCTGTTGCTGGTCGATCAGTTCCTGGAAATCTTGGCCCTGTTCGGCGGCTTCCGCTTCCAATGTGCTCAAGCCATTATTGACACGGATTTCGGCGGCCTTGGCTTCCCGCGCCGGGTCGATCCAGCCCCTTGCCGGGCCAATCCAGCGGGTGCGGGTGAGCGCGGTTTTGTGCTGGTAGAAATCAGGTACGTCCAATTCGCGACCAAGGGGGCCGTTCATCTTTTCTTCCAGCCACAAGGTGAAGACCGGCGTTGCCCATTGTTCGACCAGCCAGGCGCGCTGAACCATAAAATAACGCCAGGCTTCCAGCAGGGCGGCGCGGGCCGATGAATAGTTCGACCGCGAAAAATCGCGCATCAACAATTCTTTTGGCAGGTTCAACCCGGCGGCAATTTCGTTCATTACCGTGTCGATAAAAGCGCCGAACTGCTGTTGCGGGTGGCCGGGCGCGATGGTCTTCAATTCTTCACCGGGATACAGATGAAGCAGGCGGGCGTGATCGATCTTGAATCGGGTTTCGTCGTGATACTGCGCGCGGGCCTCCTGATAACCGGCAAGACCTTCGGCGCCCATGGCTTCGGCAATGGCGTTTGGATCAAGCGGAGTGGTGATGGCCGCGGCGAACATCGCGTTCACCACGGCGGACTGGACTTCCATTTTTTCGTAGCGGTCCATCATCTTCAGCCGCTCGACAATTGGCGTCAGGCGCGGGCGACCACGGGACTGGCCCGGGCGCTGCGGATGGAAGGCGTGAATGATACGGCGGCGGCCCCAGCGTGAGCGGGCCGGAATCCGCGTCCAGGTCGCGGCGCCGGTCGCCGGTAACAGACCCGCCATCAGGGAGTCGCCGGGATGGGCGGAGCGGATATGATAGGCGGTCGGACGCCCGAGACGATTGCGCTCGATACCGCCGCGGAATTTTGTGCTTTCAGGCGTTGCGGTCGGGTTCGACAGGCGGTCGGGCTCGATCAACTGGATGGCGGTGCGCGCGGCACGGCCCGGTTCGTTCAGCCACAACGGGACGGCCAGGATTTCACCGCTTTCATATTCCGACATCTGGGCAAGACGGGTCAGACCGTGGAACGAGCGGGCGCCCAGCGCGTCGCAATCGAAATCCGGACCTTCCGCCCAGCCACGCCACGCCGCTTCTATGGCGGTAGAAAATTCAGCAGCCCAGGCGCGGGACCGGCCAAGCGCGCGGAATTCCGGGGTGACCTGAAGCCGCAGCCCGGCACCGATAACATTGTCGGTTTCGGTGCGCACGGCGCCTGCGGCAATGCCGGAATTGCGCGACAGATCCCGTGACCGGTCGCGGATGGTGCCAAGCTCGGGCAACAGATCGGTATCGGCCGACCCCCTGGAAGGGTGCCAGTCGCGCATTTCCACCGTTGTGCCACTGGCCGCAAAATGTGCGGAAGCGGATTGCCGCAACGGTTGATTCTGCGCGTCAACCAGCGGCGGAGGGGCACGGTATGGGACAGGCAGGCTCATACGAATTTCAGACCGATGGAACGACGCTGGCGACCGGTGCCTTCAAGGCGCGATACATTGTCTTCCAATTCACGCACGTAGGTTTGAAGCTGCGGGATCGATGATTTTGCGTAGGACACAGATTTTCCTTCATGCGACAACATCACCGCGCGGCGGCCAAGGCGGAGCTCGTGCAAAGCGGCGCGGGCTTCGGACAGGTTTTTTTTCAGGGTAGCGAGGTCATCCATTCGTCAAATATCCCTATTCCCCGATGCCGGAAATCCGGCTGGACCCCGGCATCGCCAACGGCTGCACCCGCGGTTTCACACGGGGCGCCACCGGCAATTGCGGGGCTGAACTGGTGGGGGGTGATGACGGATCGGCAGACCGGACACCACCCCCGGACGAAGCAGCGGGACTGGGAATGGCGTTACCCGTCGCCGTTGGCGTGGCTTCGTCGGCACCGGGCGGGCCAGGCTGATCAAGGGCATCACCCGCCACGGTTACTATGTTGCTGTTTTTCGACATCGGTGCAGCCCAGGCGGGCGCACGGGTCCAGTCGCAAATTTGATTTGCGCGCAGATGCATCGTGATCGCGTAGCCCATGACCAAATGGTCCCACGCTTCATTCCGCGCGCGCTGTTTTTCCCATCGTTCGCCGACCCGCGCTTCGGCACACAATTCCAGGTAATAGGAATCGTCCAGAGCATCCGAAAAATGAACGCAGTGCGGGCCAGGATCTTCGACCTGAAGGCGGCGGGCAGCGATGTCCTTTAGCTGCGACACATTGATGGTCGCGACCTGGGCATAACCGGCAATTCGGGCCTTTTGCGGCGACGTCGAAACTTCCGGACGTGTCCAGGTGATCAGCGGCACGCTCAGAGAATTACTGCCGCGCGTCAGCATCAGGCGCTTGCGGCCAAACCCCCGGATGCGCGCCCGGCGATGAAAGTCATAAGCATTGGCGGTGACGCCAGGAGCGCCATAAGCATCGATCGCGGTACAGACCGGTTGAATGAACAGGCCAGGGCTGCCCTCGACCGGCCATGTCCGTTCCAGCACCGCTTCAAACAATAAATCCCAGTCCTCGCCACGCCCGCCGGGATCAACCATCCGCTCACCGTCCGGGGCGTCGGGGTCGGCGGTGCGGAACACGGCGAAGCGGGAGACGATCCAGTTTTCCAGACCTTCACCCCAGGCACGGATTTCGACTTCCCAGCGGTTGTTCTGGGTATCAACCGCGCAGGTTACAAAGCGCGCGGCGGCCGGAACCTGACCCAGCGGGTATGGTTCGGCGCGGTTCATCAACGCCTGGGCGTCGAGGGTAATGTCGCCCTCCCCTTCCGGTGGGCGGTAAGGGGTGGCGTCTTCCATCTGCCAGAACGCCTTTAGCCTGGCGTCTGAACCGTTCAGGTCGAATTCCTCGACGGCGGTCAGGTATTTGCGAACCAGTTCTTCCCAGCTGGTAAAATAGCTTTGCGGGCCGCGCAGCCAGTAGCTGTCAATATCGCGCGGCGGCACGGCGCCGTGAATATGACCGGCGTCGTCGATGGTCTGGCCCTCGGCAAGCCACTCGAACGCGCCCAGTTCCAGCATAGCGGATTTGTGTTCGGGCTCGATGATGCAGCCATTGACCGGGCATTCCAGCCAGACCGGGATGATCCGGTCGGTGGCCTTGGCGGCTTCATCCCAGCGCAGGTTATCAAACACCGCGGTGTGGTAGTCACGGCAATGCGGGCAGCGCCAGTACAGGCGCTTGCGGGTGCCCTGGTTGTACAAGGCCAGAATACCGGTGGTCGGCGGAGCCTCGTGCGGCTTCAACGCCAGTGCCAGGCCCTTTGATTTGGTCAGCGGTTTCTTTGGCGACGATGCGACATAGACCTTGCCGGACGGACCGAAAGTTTGGACCCGCTTTCGGAACAGATCGACCGGATCACCTTCACCGTCCAGATCGTCCGGCATGGAATCGCGTTCATCGATCGCGACGCGCGGGGCCGGCTTGGACGCTGCCTTTGAGCCCGTGGCCCACAGAATCGCCAGAGACATGCCCTGGAATTGGCGAAAATGGCGTTTTTCTTCAATCAGCCGTTCGGTAACTTCCGGGCAATGGCGCAGCCATTTCTTGATCCGGCGGTCGATAAAATCTTCCGCCTGATCCTTCTCGTCCAGAACAAACAACATGTCGGCCGGATCAGTGACAACCGAATGCGTCATCCAGTTAAGCGGGATCTCGGTTTTTCCCGACTGGGCCGGGGCCGCAAACACCACCACCGGATAGGTCGGGTTCGTCAGCGCGTCCTGGACCTCGACACAGTACCCCGCGATCTGGCGCCGGTATGGGCCGGAATACCCTCCGCCCGGATTGGACATGAAGCGGTACAGTTCCGCCGACTCCGTTACCGTGATGTCGGGCGGCGGCTGGACTAAGTTTGCAAGACTGGCACGAACCGTGGCCGGGTCTACAAACCGGACGCCGACCGCTGCGTCAGGCAGCATGGGTCAAAGCAACATTCGCCGCCGGTCGCAAATCAGGGTCGGCAATCTGGGCCGATAGTTCGGTCAACAGGTTCCGGCACTCGGTGGCGACAATCTTTTGGTCGGACTGGCCCAGCGACAAGGTACGCGCCAGAGCGTTTGGCAGGCCCAGAAGGCGCTGTTGCAGCAAGGAAAAAATCGCGGCGTAATCCCGCATGACGGCGTCACGCCGCAACAACTCGCCTTTGTCCAGCGCCAGCTGAATGGCCTTGCGTTCGGCGTCCAGGGCGCGGATGCGCTCGGCAGCGGGCAGTTTGCGGATGTCCGGCGGAGCGATCGTGCCACCCGTCAGTTCCATCTGCTGTTGATTGACCCGGGCGTCGTGCTCTTCAGCCTCCCGCGCGGCGGCTTCCTCTACGGCGGTAATCCAGGCAACAACATCCTCGACACAAAAAATGTATGCGACACCCTTCTCACCACCTTGAACCAATGGCATCCCGTTGCGGATCATCTTGTCGATGGTCGGTTCGGACTTATCAAGGAAGCCCGACAGTTTCCGCTTGTTCAGGTATGTTTTTCCGTCATTGGTCACAGGGAGGCCCCAAGAAAAAATAAATAAAAACCCGAACGATTGAATCTGGTCGAAAGCACACATTTCCCGCGGTCTGCGTTACCCGCGGGGCTTGATGGGGTCAGGAAGGACCCGTTTTGTTATCAGGTGTCAGCGAGCGGTGCGCATCGCCACGGCCATGGCGCGGACGAAGTTCCGCTGGCCGCGGCGCTCGGCCACCTTGGTGGCGGTGGAACGAAGACCGAAGCGCGGTTTGATCTGGGCGCTCGGGCGGAGAATGTACAGCGCCTTCAGACCGGTGCGTGTGCGCTGGAAGATGACCGCCCCCTTTCGGGACCGGGCTTCAAAAACATTCTTGCGGTTCAGCAATTGGCGCGGGCGCTGCGCCTTCCTTACGCGCCCTGTCTTGGTGCGGCGCACCTGTCTGGTCGGGATCGCCAGGCGCCGGGACCTTCGAGGTTTCTTCACCCCGCCGGTTTCCTGCAACTTCATGAAGGCGTCTATTGACCCGACTTCAGCGATTGGGCGTCGCTTTGTAGCGGCCTTGATCCTGATGCCGCGTGGGACGTGGCGGTTTCTGATCGTGAACCGCAGCAACAACTCCCGCTTGATTTCCTTCTGTGCGTCCTGGGCCGTCATGGTCAGGGACTTCGCGATGGCGAAGGGCACCTGCTTGCGCGGGGCCTGTGATAACCAGCGATCAAACTTGCGGGTGTTCAGGTCCACCGACACGATAAGAACCATGCCGACACCCCGTCAGATACGAACCCAAAAGAAAACCCGGCGGGGTTTCCGCCGGGCTCATCAATCTTAACTTGCGACATGGTGTCAATACCCTGGCGGAAAGTCAACTACCTAATGCACTTAGCCGATTCGGGAAGAAATGAGCCTATTTATCACCCCGTCAAACCGCCTGCGGTGGGCCAGACAGAGCCTTTGTCACTTCCGACGGATCAGTCCAGGGCTCTGCATGTGCCGCCGGCGCCTGAACTGTCAGGCTGGTGAACTCCCGGCGATAATCATCAAACAGGCTGACCAGGTTAGTAAGACCGTCAAACCACAGCCGATATATATCGCGGTACATCCGAACGATATTCGGATGCGGGTCAGGGCGAACATCATGCCCGACAACCATCTTGTTTTTAGTGATCGTCCGGGGACGCCAGCCACTGCCATACTGTTCCATCACCGCCCTCATACGCACCCCGCGGGGCTTCCAGTCCGGACGGCAGCGCAGCAAGGCATGATCCATCAGAATGTTCGCCGTCATCAGCGGCAACAACTGCACCATCTGGTGAAGCGCGTCGGCGTCAGGGTGACATTCGAACAATCCCGCGCCAGGCGACCGGTCAATCGAGGTCCCAAGCGCCGCCAACTGTCCCACCCGGACGATCGAATCTACCCCGCCGGTCGCACGGATTTCCGCCTCACTGACCGCACGGGCATCCAGAACCTTCTGGCGGTTGTAAGCCCAGACCAGCGCTTCCTCGATATCCATATCCACCAGATCAGAGCGGACTTTGCGGCGGGCGTTATACCTGTTGGACCTAATGTTTGACATAAATTTCCGCTAATCCCTTGAATTCGTTTCTGTTTTCTCTAAGTCAAACAAGTATAACTAGTATAACATATTATTTATTGTTCTATATGCGCGCGCGTAATAGACCACACTTACCCCGTTATACATGTAATACATGTTGGACATTGTTCGTTTATTGTTAGTTTTCAGATATTTACTTGAACTTCTTGGTATAACGGTTGATCAAATATTATGTAATACCTGTTGGACCTAGCCCGGATCATCGCCGCCGGGATCAAGATCCGGCAGTACCGACAGGGGTATCCACCGCCCGCGCGATGTATTCCCCCTTCCCCCCACGGTCACAGGCGAGGCTGAAGCGAACGACCCTGGGTAGCGTTTCAACGATTGCGCCCAGACCCCGTTCGACCAGCGCTTGCCCTCATAGACCGATTCCAGCCCGGCATGTTTGTTCGGAATAAACAGGCATAATTCCTCACCGCCGGACGGTGGGCGCATCTGCTTGACCGTGACGCCGATCAGGCGGATAGCGCGGATGTAATAATGCTGCGGCAATTCCTTCAGTGCGTTCAGTATTTCCCACAGCGGCGCGCGGTACGTCCCTTCACCGCTGGGGTTGACCGTGACCGGCCATGTCAACAGGCGGATAAGGCATTCATGCCAATCCTGGTCTTCGTCGTGGCCGGTAAATTCCCCGACATCGAACGTATCCACCAATTCCCTGACCCCTACCGGGTCCGGATCGTCATCGGTCATCAGGATATCCGCCATCGCCAGCAACGCGCCCAGCTGATCCGCCTGACGCTTGGTGTTGCCCGATGCGGTCAACGCCCGGCGATAGGTATCAAAGGTCGCGGCGAACCGCCCCCACCCTTGCAAAATGCGGCCCAGCAACGCCGGTCCCATATCGCTGAATTTCTTCATGTTGGCTTCAAACGACGCGCTGTCGCCTGTGGGAGTACCCGCCAGTTCCAGCACCGTGATGCGCTGGCGGTCCTCTATCCGCAAATCAACATGCAGAATGGATGAAAACCAGAATGCCGACCGAATAGGCCATTGCTTGACGCCACCGCCGCCGGGTGTGCCGCGGGCAATCGCCGATTGTGAATCGCTCGACGCGACCTTGGCGAGCCCGACCAGTTTCCTCATTGTGAGACGGTCTTCCGGTTCACCCTCGACCTCATCCAGCAGCACCGGCACGGCGGCGCCCGACAGCATTTCGCGGATTGCGAATTCGGTAGGTGTAGACGCCTTGACGGCATGACTGCCCAGCAGGTTTCCGACCAGCTCTTCCAGTGATGATTTACCGCCGCCACCCTGCCCGACAATCCAGACATGCGGGCGCCAAGGCAGCGCGCCGGCCACTTGCGCGCAGCCCAGCCAGCCCAGCAACAGGCGCGGGGCTTCGATTGGTGCTTCCCAGTTCCAGCTATTCAGAAAATCCATCAACCCGGCCATATCCCCCGCCGATGCCGGTTTGCTGGGTTTAGGCAAGGCCGCGCTGGACGGATACACCTTGTTTTCGACCGTCACCCCGGCATCGATCCAGCCATATCCCGGCATGATTTCCGCATTGCGGACTTCCACCCCATCCGGCGCGGCATCGATCGGCAACAGCAATTCGTCGCCGGAATGGATGATCATCTGCCGATCTTCCAAACGCCACGCACCAGCGGCCCGAACCTTGCTGACATCGAAATATCCGCAGGCGGCGGCGCGGCGTATCAGATCGAACGCCACCGAATGCTGATCAAAATACGGCGATTTATCCGCCGGAAAGCGCGTCTGCATCCAGTGGGTATCGCCCTCAAATAATCCGCCAAGCCCGTTGATGGTGTGGCGGGCGTCCTGCATTTCGCGCAATCCGCCGGACGGTGTCAGATAGAAAAAAACGTTGCCCTTCATCCCGAGTGGCGTAATCGGTGGCGGTCCGACCGTGGAATCCGAAGGCGGCGCCGCCGGAACCTTGTGCGCGGGCGCGCGGTTGATCGGCTCGTACCCGTCCGTGTCGGCACCGTCGGTCATTCCAACCCCATCGTGGTTTGTTTTCCCTGTTCGGTGGCGGGTGCCAGATCCATCTTTGTCTGGCTATGTTCCTGTTCCAGACGCCGACAGGCGATATCGAAATATTTTTCGTTGATTTCGATGCCGATGAATTTGCGGTCCATCTTGTCGCAGGCAACGCCGGTTGTTCCGCTACCCATGAAGGGATCTAGGATAGTCTGGGCGTCTGGAATATGAGTTAGACACCACTCCATAACACCGACAGGTTTCTGCGTTGGGTGGTCGCCGCGCGGCTCGTTGTTCTGTCGAATCATTCCGTTCCACCGGTATTGAATGCGGCGGATCGCCTTTTTCAAGTTCGTCCACGCAAGTTCGCAATCAGCGAAATCACCGGAGTTCATCTTGTCCCAAACCAGCCAACATGTAGCGGGGGGGAGTACGAAGAAATTGCCGCCGAATATAATTTGCCAATCACTAACGGCTATCATCAAGGCTATTTGTTCTTGACTGCAGGGGCTTTGGTCCCAGTCGAAATGCCCGTAATCTCTCGCGTATGCGCCGCGCGCCCGCGAGAGATTACGGGCATTTGTTTCACCAATCCCATAAGGAGGATCAGTCACCACCGCATCGACCCTACCCAGCGTCGGGAGTATCTCCAGGCAATCGCCCAGATACAGGGTGGCGGCGCCTATCTGTTCAACTCGTGGCATTTTCCAACCCCATCGTGGTTTGCTTTCCCTGTTCGGTGGCGGGTGCCAGATCCATCTTCGTCTGGCTGTATTCCTGTTCCAGACGCCGGCAGGCGATATCGAAATATTTTTCACTGATTTCGATGCCGATGAATTTCCGGACCGTTTGGGCGCAGGCAATGCCCGTGGTGCCGACCCCCATAAAAGGATCAATCACGACATCAAGCGGGTCGGTGAACAGACTGACCAGTTCAGACATCAGTGGCACCGGTTTTTCGGTCGGGTGCAGCCCGGTGCGCGTCGGCTGTTTGGAATTATGGGTGAACACGCCCCGACGACCGCCGCCGTTCCAGCGCGAATGACCTTTTCCGGCCCAGGCCGCGACGAAGTTTTCCGCGCCCATCGCCGGTCCCTGCCCGTTGAATTGGGGCGCACTGTCCGGCTTTACCCAGACACAGGCGCGCTTGTAGCGCATACCAGCGGCCGCGATCGCGTCACGCCAAGGTGCCACCCCTTCCGGCGTACAGAAGGCCAGAAACCAGCCACCGCAAATATCTTTCGCCAGGTGACAGAATTGCTGGCGGATATCCTCGATCGACGCAAAATCAATCGGGTCCTGATCTTTCTGCCCGTCGGTGCGAATGGTGCGCCGTTTGGCCTTGGCGTCGTGCATATGCCGCTCATACGGCGGATCACTGATAACAGCGTCCACCGGCCCCAATGTCGGCAGGATTTCAAGACAATCGCCAAGGTACAGCGTGGCGTCGCCGATCTGTTCAATGAGGGGGAGCATGGCGTTACGCCGCGCTTTCCGCCGCAGGGACTTTTAAAATCTGCTGGATTTTTTCCCAGATTTCCGGGTCGGTGTCCTCTTCGTCCCACGCAGGGAAATGCGGAATCCCTTCGTACCAATCTTTAAATGTCAGCGCCAGAACCCAGCATTCCAGGTGCCCTTTGGTGACACATGCTTCCCCCTCGAACACCGAAAAATTATATTTGTACCGGGTGCCGGGCAGGATCGCCCGTTCGCAGTAATAACAATGATGTTCTTTTCGCGCGGTGTGCTCCGTTGTCCTCATCACGCTGCCGCCTCTTCAACAGGCTTGGACTGTTTGGCTGGAATCCTGATCGGCATCACCACGTGGCAGGCATCCGCATCGCCTTCAATCAAAATTGGTGCGCCGGCATCCTGGACACTAAGCATGACCCGGTCGGATTCGATGGCGGCCAGCGCGGCGTCAAGGTAATGAGCCTGCGCCCCCAAGCGAAGGTCTTTGGCATCGTCGGAAATATCCGCGTCGATTTCATCAACCGCTTCATTATCGCCAACCCCGGCCGTGACGGTCAGCGAACCACCCTCGGTGGCTTCCAGCAGGACATCCCGAAGTGCGGTTTTTGCAATCGATAAAAATGCCACCGACGCCCGCGATATAGCGTCGCGTAACGCGGCGCGCCCGACCGTGATCATCTTGTCTGATGATTCCGGAATAATTCGCCGATGATCCGGAAATTCACCGTCGATCAGGCGGGTCATATATCCAGTGCGCCCGATATCAACCGCCAGAACTTCGCTACTGACATGAAAATCAAGTGGCCGGTCGGTTTCATCGATCAGTGACAAAATGTGGGCGACGGCAGCGCGGGGGATGATAATCCCTTTTTCCATGACATCGCCTTCGCAGCCCTCGGGCGCCGTGCGGCAACATTCGGAAAGAACATGACCGGTGGTCGCGGCAGTCAGGATGTCGCCGTCTTTCACCGCCAGATAGATCCCGCACAAATAATATCGCGTTTCCTGATCGGACATGGCGTGCCGGACAACGGTGAACATGCGGGTTAATTCAGCGGCGGGCATGCTGAAATGCGCGTCCCATGCCGGTGGTTTGAACAGGGTGAATTCATCAGCGGATCGGGTCGGCAATTTGAAACGCGATCGCCCGACACGAACGCGCGCGACGCTGTCTTCCAGGGTAATTTCAACCTGCGCACCATCCGGTGCATGGGCGGCGATGTCGCGCAGCTGCACCGCCGGCAGACAGATATCGGCCGGATCATCGACCACGGCATCGATTGAGTGGTTAAGAATGCTGTCCATATTGGTGGCGGTAATGGTCAGCGTGCCACCCTCGCTGGCTTCCAGCCGGACGTGGCGCAATATATCGATATTCGTCCGCGTCGGAACCACGCCAGCGGCGCGGGTCATGATGGCGGCCAGCGCCGATGCTTCCAAGGTTACTTTCATGCGGCATTGCTCCCAAAGGGTCTGGTGAAATCGCCGAATTGTTCGGCAAGATCGCGGGCGGTGCGTTCAAGGGTATTCCGGACTTCCCCCAACTCGCTTAACCGTTCGCGCAAAGATTTAAGGATGCGTCTGTCGGCGTCGCAGCCCATATCCCAAAACCAGTCCAAGTTTTCCGTCGCGTCCAGTCGATCAGCCTGAATCTTGTCAAACAGATACGGGTGGTCTTTTTCCAAATTCCATTCAGGATCGAACCGCCGTGCATAGGAGCCAAACACCCCGGCCGGTTGTGCCGCCAGCACCGCCATATCTTTGGATGAAAGGTGCGACAGCGCCCCCCAGCTATTCGGATTTAAAAACATGTGCTACCCCCTAAAACGGAATTTCATCGTCAAGACCATCGGCGCCCTGCGCATTATTCGCCGCGCTATCCCCGCCGGGGCCACTGCCGCCTGTGTCCGGGCGCTGGTTGTCGTTTTGGCCTGACAGCATGGTGATGGTGCCGTTGAAATTGGTCAGGACAATCTCGGTGGAATATCGTTCAACGCCGCTCTGATCCGACCATTTGCGGGTCTGTATCTTGCCTTCGATAAAGACCTGTGATCCCTTGCGCAGCCATGTTTCGGCGATCCCGGCAAGATGCTGGTTGAAGATCACGACCCGATGCCATTCGGTCTTCTCCCGCCGCTCGCCGGATTGGCGATCCTTCCAGCTTTCCGACGTGGCGATCGACAAATTCACCACCTTGTTACCGTCCGGCATGGTCCGGGTTTCCGGATCACGGCCCAGATGGCCAATCAGCATCGCGCGGTTAAGCGATCCAGCCATAATTCTTCCTTTTATCGGAATGCGGACAAATTTGTCCTAGAAAATGATTGACAACAGGACAAATTTGTCCTACTTTCAACTCATGAACGGAAACGAATTCATCAAGAAGACCCGCCGCATCGCCCGCAAACAGGGGCTTTCCTTCTCCTTTGTTAAAGGGGACGGCAAAGGCAGCCATGGCGCGCTTTACCTTGGCGACAAGCGCACCACGCTCAAGGACCGGAAAAAGGAAATCGGCCCCGGCCTTCTGGGCGCAATGTGCAAACAACTTGGGATAGACCGGCGTGACCTGTAAAAACCGAACACCGAACAGACGCGCCAGACAGGAGACAAAGCCATGACCGAAACGGAAATCGGATTTCAGTACCCCGCCCGGCTTCGAAAAGACCCGGACGGAACATCCATAGTGGTGACGTTCCGCGACCTGCCGGAAGCGTTGACCGAAGGCGACGATCATCTGGATGCCATAGTCCAGGCAAAAGACTGCCTGAGCGTGGCAATATCGATGTATATCGAAAGCGGGGAGCCCCTGCCGCCGCCAACCGCCGAGCGGCGTGGGGAAATTATGATCCCTCTGGGACCGCTGATGGCAGCCAAAGCCGCGCTTTACCTGGCAATGAAAGAAGCCGGAACCAGCCAGCGGGCGCTGGCGCAGGATCTTCATTGCGACGAGCGGGAAGTCCGCCGCCTGCTGGACCCGCGCCACCCGTCCAAGGTGGAACGGATCAACGCCGCGCTCGCGGCCCTTGGTCACTATTTGACTGTAGGGATGAAGCGGGCCGGATAAAATCATGACGCACCCACCGGGATAGCGTCTACCACGGCGATACGCTCGCCAATCCAGCGCATGACCGGAACCGCCATCGAATTGCCAAGCGCCTTGTAGCGGGGGCCGTCGGGACATTTTTCCGATGGCTTCCCCCGCCACGGGATGGCGGTGTAATCATCCGGAAAACCCTGAAGCCGCTCCGCTTCCATCGGCATCAACCGGCGGACAGCAAGGCTATCGGCGATGAAGGACCGGCTGGCCCCGCCACTGGCGGCGCGGATATTAGCCGTATCATGCGGCCCTTCCAGCATCGCGCCGCCATCGCGGCCCCGAAGATCATAGGCCGCAACACTACGCAGATTGTTGGTGCCGGCGTGGGCTGTCAGCGGTCCGGCTAATTCTTCGCGGCCGTTAAACTGGCTGTCGATGGCATAGGCCACGGACTGGGGAACCTGACGACCTTCCAGCGTGTAGGATGTCCCGTCGTCCTTCCAACCCTTGCCATCAGGTCCGTTATCCGGATTTTCCGCGCCGGCGCGTTCCTGAATGGCATAGGCCACGGCAATCTGGCCACCGCCATTCGCATGACTTTTGTCATGGTTCATCGATCGCAATGTCGGGGATATTTCCCCAACGTCATTGCCGTAATCCTTCGATGAAAATGCCACCGGTACAATCGGCGTGCCGCGCCCGGTACCGTCCTCGGATGCGTCGAACCCCTCACCCCGCAGGCTGTGCGTCACAAATAATGGGCAGTTTCGATCAACATGCTGATTGTCCAACCCAAGTTTGTCGCCATAACCTTCTTCCAAGGTGGATGCCACCGCCGCGCAGGCGATTACCGGGTCCTGTCCGCGTGATTCTCCGCATCGTTCAACCCCTCTGCCACTGCCTGTAAGGCTTGGAGCAACGGTGCAGGAAGCTCCTTCCCCCGCTTTGCGGCGCGGCGGAGGATTCCGGCGCAGGCTTTGGCGCTCAAGAAGTACCGCGGCGGCACGGCGCCAGTCGCCAAGATATCCGACAACGAACACGCGACGGCGCCGCTGGGGTACTCCGATGTACTGAGCGTCAAGGACTCGCCAGAAGATGCCATACCCGAGTTCGACCATGCCCCCGACAATGGAACCAAAATCCCGGCCACCGTCCGATGACAGGACGCCGGGGACGTTTTCCCAAACCAGCCAGCGGGGCCGTGTTCGGTCAGCAAGGCGTAAAAACTCAAGGGCCAGGTTGCCACGGCCATCTGAAAGTCCGCCTCGCAATCCGGCGACGCTGAACGACTGGCAGGGGGTTCCGCCGACAAGAAGGTCGATTGTTCCATATTCATCAGATCCAATGGTGGTAAAATCGCCATGCAATGCCGGGCCATTGGCGCTGCCTGCGCCAAGCCGGTGTTGCAGGACGGCGCGGGGGAATTTTTCAATCTCGGAAACGAAGGCGCAGCGCCAGCCCAACGACCCCCACGCCATTTCCGGCGCACCAATCCCCGAACAGACGGACCCGAATGTGATCATCAGGCCGCCACCTTCGGCGCCAGAATATCGGGCAAACGGACCGGCGCGCGTTTCACGCAGGCATGGACGATCTTCGCAAAATCGCGAGTGCCGCACCGGACGCTGCGCAGCCGCCGCAGGGTTTCACGAACGGCGAACCCGTCCCAGTCCAGAACACAAATCCCGGCGCCACCGGCGCGCCACCAGTCAAGCGGTGTTTCGTGGATTAACAAGGGCGTCCTGTTCTGCACCGCCGACCATAACTGCCCTTCCCCCAGAACATCGAAATGGTTACGCCCGACGTGAAAAATTCCGGGATCGTCCGCATCCACCGCCACCAGTTCAATCAGGCGCGGCCCGAAATCCGAACCCGTTACCAGTTCCGGAACCAGCCAGCACGGCTGGCCATTCGGATCGACCCGCCAACCGGTATCTTCGAACACCACAAGCGCCTGGCCCAGCGGCGGGGTCCGGCCATAATGAAAATCCACCGCCAGGCGCAGCATCCACAGGTGCCGGTCATCGGCGGGCGTGGCGGCTTCCAGAGCGGTGGCGTAAATCTGAAACAGCGGGTCGTTTTCACGGACGTAGAAAATGCGGGTCATCTGCCGCGTCATGGCGCATTGCAGATACGCGCGGCGCGCCTGCGCCCGCCTGCGCCGGTTGCGGACCTTGAAGCCATCCGCCCCCAACGCGCAAAACTCCGCCGCGGTTTCGGCATCGGTAAGCAGCGCGGCAGGATCACGCGGCATCGGCAATGGCCTCCCGGACACGGGTGCAGACGCGCCGCGCGTGGACGACATCGTGCGGGTCCTTCGTTGCATTGGAATTGTTCGAAAACCAGCGCGGTGGTGTCGGATCAACCCTGACCCGCTTCCGGATCACATAATCGTACTGAAATTTATCGTGCCGGATTTGCGTCAGATCGGCTTCACCGATACAGGCCAGCGCCAGCGCGACATTCCCCCCGGATGGAATAGCAGGGGTGCGGCCGGGCTTGGCGAGAACCCCCCGGTAATAAACGATCGAAGCACCCTTCGGCGCGCGGTCGAACCAGTCAATGACCTGCTCGGCGGAAAGACAAACCGATTTTTTCATGCCGCATCCCCCCGCTGGTTTTCAACGATTTTTTGAAATGCACGATCGGCAGTGTTGGCCGCGTCGGATGCAAAAACACCGGAATCGGTGAAAGCGGCCCTGTCTTCATCCATCATCCGCAGGATCGCGGGCGGGACAGCATGGCGCGCATGGCCCCACTCTACCGGAGTTGAGTTCCGCGCCATCCAGGCGGAGGTGGCGCGCAGCAGTATTACGGCGACATCGCCGGTCTTCAAATTATGTTCTTGGGCTTTTTCGTAAACCAGATCGATTACGGACTGGGTTATGTCGACCAACAATTTTGAAGAACCACTCATGCCGCCCGCTCCCGCGCCAATTCCCTGGAAAATTCCTGCTTGCCGCGCAGCTGGCGGCCGGTGGGGGCGTTTTGGTGCCAGTCACCGCCACTGGATGGATATGACCGGAAGGTGAAGACCCTGAACCCGTCCACGTGTTCCGCGTCAACGTGGCGCAAAAACCCCCACCCCTTGGAATTCGCCCGGTGCGCAAAAATTGACCAGGCTTCGGACCGATCCATCGGGATAATGACCCGGTGATAATCGGCGCCCTTGATTACATTGAAGGCGAACGGTCGGACGGGGCGGGTCCGTGTTACCAGCCCCCCTGCCCCGACTGAAACCAGACGTTCTTCCAGATAACCACCCAGCAGAACGAAACTGACCGCCAGCGACCAGGGATGATCGTGCAGGCCCCTGTCGGGATCGCTCGCCACGAACCGGTGAATATAGAACGTCCATCCGAACGCCCGGCCCAGCCAGTAGCGTTCAAGATACGCATCCCCGTCATCGCCTTTAATCTCTCGTGCCGGCAGGCGCGCGGTCAGCGCCATCAAAACCCGTTTCATCATCCCGTCTTCCCCCTGTCTGCTACGTTGCGGCGGTGTTATGCCGCCAGTGCGGTGCCTGGCCGGTCGTCAAGCCAGCGCAAAATTCGATCGATCGCCGCGCGGATTTCCGCCAGCGCCGGGCGCGCCGCACGGGCAAACAACGCAAACGACGCCGACCCGGTGCAATCCAGTGCACCGGCGGCAATTAGCTGGCGGTGGAATTCGTCAAAATGCGGCGTGCCCTGCCCGGCCCGCGCGGCCGCGACATCGGCCAGCAATGCGCGATCGACGCTGATACGGTGCAGTGTTTCCGGATTGGTGAACTTGCGCAGCCAGCCCGGCGTGGTGCCGATGGCGGCAGCAAGAACTTCAAAGCCGATTGATTTCGCCACTTGCCAGGTGGCGGCGGAAAATCCTTGATCATGCCTGTGTGTCATGGTCGTAAATCCTTTGCCGATTAGCGTTTGATTGACCGCCGGCGGCGGCTATCGTCACCGTCATGGGAAACAAAGACTTCAAAACAACGTGTGACGAACCTGGGAACAGGAAATTTGCGGAGACGGCAGAGACGGCGCGCCTGATCGACAACGCCACCCGGTCGGCGGGCATGGTCTGCGCCACCCATGCGATCCGGGGCGACGTCCCCAAACACACGCGCATGACAGCGTTCGCGATTCTCCGCGATCAACGCGGCGGGCATGGTGGGACCGGTCAGGAATGAACGCATCAAGCGGCCTCCTTCGGGTAGATATCCGGGCGTTGTTCGTGGCGGGAAATGCCGGTCAGCCGTTCAATTTGAAGAACGCGGCCAACCGGAATGCGCTTCCATTGATAGATGGCTTGCGGGCGGATACCCAGTTCGTCAGCCAGCTTTGGAAGCGGCAATATCGCGCTGATTTTTGCAAGAATGGTTTCTGACATGCTGCAAAAGTAAGCTTACCTTTGCTGATTTGTCAATTTTATATTGATTTTTAGTAAATTTTTCTTCTGTTTCGCCGTCAACCACTTCTTGGCACAACTGTTTTATGACAACTATTTCCGACAGAATTAAACAGGCTCGAAAAAAAGCAGGGCTCACGCAAACCGCCGTCTCCAAGCATTTCGGCGTCTCGCGCGAAGCAGTCTCGCAATGGGAATCACCCAAGAATTCGACCATCCCCCGCAAAGAACGGCTGATCGAGCTTGCGCGCCTTTTAAATGTCAATATTGCATGGCTTATGATTGGCGATGAAAATACCAGTTATGCACAACCAGATGATATTGCTGCCGGTAATCCCCACAATCCTCATCTTCTATCGGGTAACGACCTTGATTTAAATCTCGTCCGTGTTTCTATAATCGGAGAGATTTGCGCGTTCCGGTTTCAACGGAACCCCGTTTCACCCGATGGTTGGAAGGAATTCAGTTTAATGGTTTCCAGGGATAATTTGCTTAGTGAAGGTGATTTGTTTGGTTTTGTCCTGGCGGATACGTCGCTAAACCAGCGGTGGCGTCCGGGCACTATTCTGATATGTACCGCCATAAAGGACATCCCCAAGGGATTGCAGGAAAACGACTTCGTTATCGCCGAAAACTGGCGGAACGGCTACGCTGAATTGATTGCGCGGCAATATAAGACGCGGGATGGTCAGTCTTATTTATGGCCCCTTAGCGATCACCTTGACTTCCAGGCCCCGCTGCCCTGCGCGCCGCCGATCACACCCGGCGCCGAAGAAGCGGCGGTGGAATTTGATAGTCCTGGAGAAACCAGCCAACCCAATGGGTTGAAAATTATCGCCGGGGTGGTGGGTGTGCAGGAATCGCTGATCGACCCGGACCGCTTCAGCGGTGATCGTGTGGCGGAAGATTAGAAGCCAGCAGTTCTTTTAACAAAGAATAGGGATAGCCATGTCAAATCCCGTTATCGGCAGAGTGAATCGCAGCAAGATAGATCAGCGTCAAATTGACGAATTGATTGGCCTGTCACAAGGGCTGCTGGCAGATGGCGTCCTTGACCAGATCGAGGCAGAATTCCTTTACAAATGGCTGGCAAAAAACAAGGCGGTAAGCGCCAACCCCATCATTGGAAATCTGTTTGATCAGGTCACCGAAATGCTGATGGATGGTGTTTTGTCGAAGGATGAAAGCCGGGATCTGTTTGAGACATTGGAACAGTTTTCCGGCGGCAACTTTGGACTTGGCGAGCTGCAAAAATCCACATCGCTCCCAATCGACGCGCCACCGCCAAAATTGGATTTTAAAGACCGGCGGTTTTGTTTTACCGGAACGTTTTTGTATGGCACCCGAAAGGAATGCACCGCCGCCGTTACGACCCGCGGCGGTTCCGGTGGATCATTAACGAAAGATACGGATTTTCTGGTGATCGGCATATATGCCACTGACAGCTGGGTTCACTCGTCATACGGCAGAAAAATTGAAAAAGCGTTGGAAATGAAGAACGCGGGATCGGCAATCGCAATTCTTGGCGAGGCGTATTGGTCGGAATCCCTATAAAGGCGGTTGATTCTCTCTTTTTTCGTGAGGTGCGAACCAATAATTGACATTTTAGTAAATTATTATTGACAACAAACGTAAGCTGCCCTTACTTTCAGTCCTACCCAACAGGGAAGGGCTGATCAATGACCATCACCGCTACACTCGAAAACGCACCCGACCAGATCAAAGACGACCGGCGCGCTCGGTTTCACCGCCTGGCGCGAAGACTAACCGACCGCCTGCGCCCCTCCGATATTGACGATATCGACCAGTGCGGCGCGCTGTGTGCCGGGGCGCGGGGTGGTCCGTCGCAGACATGGCGATCACGCCGCCAGTTGAGGGCGGGACGATGATTATCCATCGGACATGGCCCGCCACCCTGCGCCCGGTGATCCCCGTCCCGGTGTCCGGCGACCGGGTGATTTTTAACCGCTTCCCCGCAACAGAAGAACGCCGCCAGATCCGCACCGATCTTTTCGGCTGGATGGCGGCCCGCGAAAACGCCGCAATCTGCATCGCCGATTTCGGCCAGCCCGGCTGGCCCGGCTGGCGCATGATCATCGCAACCCTGGTCGTCGCACAAATCCTGATCGCCATCAGCCCGGCGGCCGGCATGGTGCGGGTGAAGGCGCGCGGCAGCGATAGCGCACGCATCGTGCGCATGATTAGCGCAGGGCGCACCGGAACAGGGCGGGCGATATGACGGATAATGTGACAGATATTGCCGCCCAAGCGCGTCAGATTGGATGTCGGCAAATCGACTGTCTTCGGATTTTCAAAGAAGAACAAGAATTTCGGCCGGGCCATCGCGGCGAACCGTGGACGGAAATGAAAACCTTGATCTCTCGCGCATTGTTGGTCGTCGAAAAACGGGAATCTCATTATTGGCACGAAGGCCAGTTTAGGCGGCGGCGACGCAGATGGTACGCCCGAACCAGCCGTATTGGGCTTGATGTTCTGGCTGCCATTGATCGGACGGAGCCTGGCCAATGACCCGCCATGTACCAAGCGTCGATTGCAAGCACCGGTTTGATGCCACGGTCACGTCTCGTTACCGCGAATTACAGTGCTCATTCGCTCAACTCATAGAGCAATCCGCCTGTTCGAAATGCGGCCTGTCACGCGCCATGGATAAACACCTTAAAACGATCCAAAGGTGCAAACCATGAGCGCCGCCGCCGACCGTCTGCGGGACATCGCGCAGGGCAAACCCGTCGGGCCACGGCCAACCGATGACGCCAAAATCGCTGACGGCGTCCTGAAAGACCTGCTCGACTTCATCTTTGCCACCGCCGTGGCGGGCGATCGATGCCCGGACGCGGACCTGATGCCGTTCAAATCCCGGGACATAAGCGCGGCGGCGCGGCTTGGACATATCCGGGTGGAAATTTGGTCGCTCAACTGGCGGGTGATTGAAATCCGCAAAGGCCCGCGCACCGGGGTCCGGACGCAGAACCCGCCCTTGCTTACCAATCGTCACGGCAAAAAATACCAACGGAAATTAATGCGCATCACCGAAGGAGTCTGAAAATGATACCTGAAAACCACCTGGTTCCGGTCTTTGAACGGATGACCATAAGCGCCTGGCTGATGGCCTGTTCCGGCACACCGGCGACGGAAGCGGATTTGTTTGACATGGGATATGACAGCGACGACATCGCGATATTCGGCGGTGCGGCGATGAAAGAAGGCACGGCGCGCGCCAACCGGGACAAGCGCGTCATGCCGGAATTCCTGCGCGACTTTGCGGAAAGGCAATCCGCATGATGGTCCGCGCGGTCGCACTGGGCGCCGTCATAATTGCCATTGTGCTGGCCGCCGGGGTGGTCAGCGGTGAGGCGCTGGGCGCAGAGCGGATCAGGGGGCCGGTGGCCGCCACCGTCAAACGGGTGGTTGATGGCGACACGATCAAGGTCACCGCCGCGCCCTGGCCCAGCCTGCGGACATCGGTAACGATCCGGGTCGATGGCGTCGATACCCCGGAATTGCGGTCGCGCTGCGCCAAGGAAGCCACCGGCGCCAAACAGGCCAGGGATTTCGTCATCGCCAGACTGGACGCCACAGGCGGCGCCGTAACCCTTCACGACATCCGACCCGGCAAGTACGCCAGCCGCATGGTGGCACGCGTAATGATCAACGACCACAATCTGGCCACCCTGCTGATCAAAGCCGGGCTGGGCCGTGAATACCACGGCGGCTGGCGTCAGGGGTGGTGCTGATGACCCCCGCTGAACTGATGGCCTATCTGGCGCTGGCAAAGAGTCGGGATCGTCGCCTGAATGCAGAGATTGCGGTTTTTCTTGACCCCCGTCGTCACTATTTGCCGGAAGATCGCGAAATTCCCGGTACTTACTGGATAAGAACCACTGACGGGGATCATCGTCTGCTGGCGCTAGATTACACCGGAAGCATTGATGATGCGTTGACGTTGCTGCCGGAGGGTAGGCGATGGTCTGTTTCTGGTGATCCAGTAGCAGAAACCGCATGCGCGATAGTTGAAAGTACGAGCGCGGGGTTTGAGGATGATTATAACGCAGCAACCCCTGCCCTCGCCATCTGCCTTGCCGCACTGAAAGCGAGAGCAGAGTGATGGCCACCAAACCCCACCACCCGGACCCGCTGATAATCAGCTACCACGCGAATCCACTGGCCTCCGCCGAAGACAACCGCCTGCTGATCCTGAACAAAATTTTCAGGGAAATGGATGCGGCCGAAGCGCACGCCTCCGCCGTCTATCTGGCGGAACGATATGGAAGGGACGGACAATGAAACTGGATGATCTGAGCGAAGATGTGGTTCTTCGGTCGCTTCGAGAGGGCGCAATCGAACTTAGAGATGTTGCCTACAAGGACACCCCCTTGGATATCAAATTCCTCCGCGGAGAACAGTTGCGGGAAATTTTCGATGTCGTCAGCGAGGATAGCATTCGGTCCTTTATTCACCATCAATGCGAATCCTATATCGCCGTAAAGGAACAGCGTCTCAAATCGCTGGGCGTGAGCATCGAGAATTCAGAGGACAAACCATGAAAATACTCGATGCGGGCCACAGCTACGAACTTGATGTTCTGGATGGCAACCTCAACCAAACGATCAAATTCGTAAAAAGGGGCCGCGGCGTCCATAACCATCCCGGAACCATCAATCAGGATGTTCTGCGGGTCCTGATCGACCGGGTGAAGTTTTTGAATAACGAGATACCGTGGGATGGAAACGACAAAATAATTTATCACCTGAGAATGGCGCTGGCGCTGCAAGAGGCCCGCGCGATGTTCCGAAGGATTGAGAAGGAAGAATTCAAACCAGAGTTCGTGCCGACCAGCGCGCTCGACGGCCATTTTATGTTCGCCGATAAAGAGGGCGGACAATGAGGTCTTTTTTTCGCGACATGAACGACTTCCTTAACAAGCTATCCGATGCCCTCATTTTTGGTTTCGGCTGTGTTTTCGGCGGAATGGCGGGGCTTGCGCTTGCAAGGGCGGTGTTCCAATGACCCGCCCCGATCTGATATCGGGCACCCTGAACAGTGCGGTTTTTTCCGATTGTGGGAAATACCGCTATCGCCTTTACCGCCGTGTCGGAAGGTCTTCGCGTAAATGTCTTTTTATCATGCTCAACCCATCGACAGCGGATGCTTTCAGAAACGATCCAACAATTTGCCGGTGCATCACATTCGCCCAAAAGTGGGGATGCGGTGTACTGGTCGTCGTTAATCTGTTCGGTTTTCGGGCAACCTCACCGAAAGAAATGCTGGACGCCGTCGATCCGGTTGGTCCCGAAAACCACCGGTTTGTGGTGGAAGCTATCCAGGAAGTCGCGGGCGAAGGTGACCGGGCATACATGCCGATCGCTGGGCCGGTGGTGTGCGCCTGGGGAACAAAAGGCGGGTTCATGGAGCAGGACCAAACGGTTTTAGGCTGGATCAGGAAAGAAAGAGTTGTGCCAATGTGCCTGCGGCAGACTAAAGCCGGTCACCCGGCACACCCGCTATATCTCCCAAAAAGCCTGGACCCGATACCGATGGGACCGGTTCGATGAATGACCTTGATTGCAAAAAATTATTTATGAGAGAGTGCATGCTCTGTCCAGCCAAACTCAGCGTTACACAACGCAGATTTTGCGCAAGGTGCGAAAAGCGCATGACGCGGGCGGAAGCGCGACAAGGAATACTGGAAGCCTTCATCGGCGCCCTGCTGGCGGATTGGATCGATCTGGACTTCGGCGACCTGTATGGTGGTGATTTCAGCGACCTTCTTGAAAAGCACGGCATGAGGTCACCCCACCCGGCCACGGTCAAGGATTGCTGGTCTGAATGGGGCAGGGAAGTCGGGATCGAATTAGGGGAACCCGTCTGGGATTTCCGGCCAGAGATTTGGGAACTGGTCGAATCTGCCAGGGAAGGAGGTTCAAATGAAAAGCACCTGTGAAATCTACTATATTCACGCCGCCAACCGCATTGATGGCAGCACAATTGTTGTAGACGAAATAAGCAAAACCTTCATGGCAACCGGATCGTTTGGCACCTTTGCCAATTATTGGATCAACATCGGCCCTTGCACGCTGAAAGAATTTCTGGCGGATATGGATTTTCAGTATTTTATGGAAAAAACTCGCGGCCATGAATGGCGGCAGTTTGATTTCGGCAAGACCATCCATAATCTGAGGCTGTTAATTTGTGATCGGCGCCGGCACGAAAGCATCACCAAAACCGTCGCCAGAAACGCATGGGATGAACTGTCTGAATTCGATCTTTCCGGAGAGGACGTATTGGGAAACCGCATAGTAGACAGTCACTTCCTTATGTCGGTGCTCGACAACGACTTGTCAGGCGGGATATTTCTGACATCGCCTACCGCCGATTGTATCGGTTTTTGGGAAAATATCTGGCCACTGTTTCTGGCGGAAATCAGACAGGAAGCGGAATGGGATGCGATCGAAGCCGCGAGGTGTCTAAACCCCGACGCCGCCATGGCGCTGGCCGATGCAGGCGACTGAAAAAAAGACCCTCTACCCCTGCCCGCCGCGCGGACTGTCGCGCGTGCAATCGGCTGCCTATATCGGCGTGTCCGCCAGCCTGTTTGACCAGATGGTCGCCGACGGCCGCATGCCAAAACCAATCCGCGTCAACAGCCGGGTTATCTGGGATCGGCAATCGCTTGACGCATATTTTGAAATGTTGCCTGATGATGCCGATAAAAATCCGTGGGACGAGGATGAAGATGCGGCATGAAAATCCGAATGCGCGACGGATCGGGCCAGGCTGATCTTAAATTTATCGAGGAAGATGTTGACCGGCATGGAAACGTGCGGGTCTATTTCCGTCGTGGCGGGCGCAAGACCAGGATCAGGGAAAAGCCGGGGACCGATGAATTCATGCGGGTCTACCGTCGCCTGGTAGCCAACGGACACCCTGAAAAAGATCCCGGAAAGGGCGTTGCCGCACCAGAATCGTTGCGATGGCTAATGGAACAATACATGGCGTCGCCGGAATTCAAGACTCTGTCACGCCGAACCCGCTATGTCAGGCGCGGCCTACTGGATGCTATCAGCGAGGAAAGTTTTGGCGCACAAAAGACGCCGCACGGTCGAAAACCATACCAGATGATGGAAACCCGCCATGTCCGCAAGATCCGCGATGTAAAGGGGGCAGACCTGCCGGAAGCCGCGAATAACCGCATAAAGGCGCTGCGCCAATTGTTCGCTTGGGCGATCGAGGTTGATCTGGCAAAAAACAATCCGGCGCGGGATATAAAATATCTGAAGGGAAAGCCCGGCGGATTTCACACCTGGACGGAGGACGAGGTATCGGCCTTTGAGGACCGCCACCCAGTGGGCACGATGGCCAGGCTGGCGTTAGCTCTGCTGTTGTACACCGGTGTCAGGCGGTCGGATGTCGTCAGGCTGGGGCCGCAAATGGAAAAAGATGGCTGGTTGAAATTTACCGAAACCAAGGGCCGGGAACGGCTGCGCAAGGAACGTGAAATACCGATCCTGCCGGAACTGCGGCGGATCATCGACGCGACCCCATCAGGCCACCTGTCATATCTGGTGACCAGCCGCGGGAATCCCTACACCCATGCGTATTTCGGGAACTGGTTTCGCGAATGCTGCAATAAGGCGGGACTGAAACACTGTTCCGCCCACGGCCTGCGCAAAGCCGGCGCCACAATTATTGTGGAGCGCGGCGGCACAGAACATCAACTCATGGCAATCTATGGCTGGGAATCAACCAAACAGGCCGGCGTCTACACCCGCAAAGCCAATCGAAAAAAGCTGGTGGCGGAGGCCATGCACCTGCTGGGACCGGAACCTAATAAGAACAAAAGTGTCCCACTTTCAGACAATATGCAAGAAGGTGGGACATTTAGGGCCAAAAAACCCTTATAA